TTTTTCTAATAAATCATTATAAATTATATCTAAATCAAATAACTTACCATCGACTAAAGTATTCATTATTTCTGATTTTGTACCTAATACAAAACAACTTTTTGTATCGTCATACTTATACATATAGTTGTCTTTCATATTAGTTAAGATGACATTTTTGAACTGGTTATATTTACCACAATGGACTATTTCAATAAGTTTTTCTAAACAACCATATTTAGAATTCATGATGAGTTTCTTTTCATTATTAGTTAATAATTCAGTAATTTCTTCTTTTCCGAAACCAACCAGTTGAAAATTATTTTGGACATTTATTGTATTATTTGAATTTACAGTTGAATTTATATTTGAATTTTTAATACGATTATTATGTTTTAATAACATCTTATTTAATTTATTTAGTGTAATATTATCAACCTTATCGGCTTGTTGTAATTTTAATTTTAATTGTAATATTTTAGTTTCTTCTTTTTTTAGTAATCTTTCTTCTTTTATACGAATATTTGCTTCTTTTGCTATTTCTAATTCTAATTTTTTATCATCTATTTTATTAGAAATAATTTTACATTTTTGTTCATGAGACCATCTAGTTTTAATATTTAAATATTGATTATTACAATATTTACAATTATATTGTTTAATAGTATTAGTAATATTATTCGGAACTTTTTGAGAATTATTCAGAACATTTTCAGAATTATTCGGAATATTTTCAGAAGTTTTCAGAACTTTGATACTTTTATCATCATGAAATTCTTTGTTGTGTTTCCATAAGGTTTGATATGTTTTATAATATTTATTACATTTATTACATTTGTATTCCATATACTTTAATTATTATATATATTATATTAGATATTATTTTCTTAAATGATTTTTTTAAAGTATATATTTTGTATATACTTTTTCTGATATGGGAGGGAGAGTGCAACCTGAAAATATCCCGTTAAAATAAAAAATTGAATAAAATATATTTTTAAAATATTACTGATATTATTATGTCAAATGATACAGAATTAGTGTGTTCTATATGTCTATGTGATATAGACGATATATCAAAAAATATCATAAAAACGGAATGTTGTCATATATTTCATTCTAATTGTTTTTTAAAAAATGTCGCATTTAATGGTTTTAATTGTCCAAATTGTCGAACAATGTTATATGATGAAAATAATGATGATAATTATTCTGATGAAGATGAAAATAATGAAGATGAAGAAGATTATACTGATGAACAATATGAAGAGTTTGAAGATGAACGTATTAGATTAAATGGTTCTAGATGGTTATTCATGAGGGCAGAAGGAATTGAAATTCATCCTGATGATAATGAAGAAGATTATAACGAATATGATGAAGATGATGAAGAAGATGATGAAGAAGATGAAGAAGATGAATATGAAGAAGATGATGAATATGAAGATGATGAATATGAAGATGATGAAGAAGAGAATGAAGAAAATGAACGTATTATGTTAAATGGTTCTAGATGGTTATTCATGAGAGCAGAAGGAGATGAAATACATAGATTCGATAATGATGACTATGAATTCGATGAAAATGACTATAATTATGAAGATTATAATCTAGAAAATAATAATGAAGATAATTATGATTTTGTGAGAGAACCTGCTTTATCCGGAGTAAATATATCAATTAATGATATTACAGAAAAAATAATTCAAAAAGGAGTTACATATAAAGAACTACTCGTTTTACTTATTGGATTTAATATATATAATGAAAGTGATATAGTTGAATATAGTAAACGACAATTAAATGAAATAAAAGAGATGATATATAATATTAGTGATGGTATTAGTAATTAATTTATTTTATAAAAATTGAATAAATCAAATATAAATAATTAATTTAATAATTTTTATGTCAACTGATACAATTATTCCATATGTTATATTATTAGCACATCCTGATTATAAAGGTTCATATACTGAACAAATATATGGATGTGGAACACTATATGAAATTAAATGTCAAGTGTTAAAAGAAATTAATTATTATGCATATCAAAATCTTGTTGCATGGTATGGTCTTGAAAATATTAATACTAAAGTTATTGAAAAACTATATAATGGTTATGATATTCCTTATGGAATGAATGAAAAATCATGGACAGCTAAAGCATTTATTAATGGTAAATGGGAAAATATTAATCCTACATATGAAGAAATAGTTGAAATGATTATCAAAAACTTAAAAAAATATGAAGAATATGGTGACAACTTGAGTAATGATGAAGAGAATAATGAAAAAGATTATGAAAATTCTTCAATTTATATTAATCCTTCTGAAGCTAAAGCTTTACAAAACGGACCAACCAATAATATTATCACACCAACAAATAAAATAAATATAATGAAAAAATAATTTAATAGTTATTAATAAATAATTATTAATTTAATTTAATATTTGGAGGCAATCTAGTATTATAAATAGTATAATCAATATTTTTTTATTTTTGAAAATCCATAATAGTTGAATATCAAAATGAATTTATAGTTCTAATAACACTTTTAAATAATTTAGTTTTTGAACTAATTTTGTTTGGAAAGTCATATAAATTGTTGCTATTATAATTCCACCTTGTATTTCTTTCAGTTTATTTTTATCAAATCCATAAAATGTATCTAATGGAAATGGAATATAGTTTTTAACTATTTTTCTTATAAAATAAAAAGAAATACCAATTAATGCAAAATTTAATAAAATTTCTAAACAAATTTTAACTATTTTAACTAATTTTTTTTCTTTTATTTGTGTTTTTGGATCAATTGGTTTCATAAAATAATTTAATATTATTGACATACACGACCCAAAAAAAAAATAAGCCATAGAATAATATCCAATACTTAAAATTTTAACAGCTAAAAAACCATTATAATTAAAATCACTCATTTGTATTACAATATATATATATATTAAAATAAAATAATAATAAATTAAATAGTTTTGGTCATATATGTTCCTTCTAAATTATAACCACATTTATTTTGATAATATTCTCGAGTACCAACACCTGCAATAATCGCAACTTTATTTAAATTATGAGATTTAACTATTTCTTCGGCTATTTTAACTAGTTTTTGACCTAATCCTTTATGTTGTGACGATAATGTATTATTTGAACCAACATCTGTTGAAATCCCATAAACATGAACTTCACGAATTAGTCCAGCATGATTGATTTCAGGGACAAAATCACCACCAGGAGTAGGATCAATTCTCAATCTTAAAAATCCAAATAATGCTTTTGATTTTGGAACTGTATAGTATTTTTGTAATCCTAAATAGAATAAAATACAAAACCAAATCCATGAAAATGTCCAATAATAATTTTCTGCTTCATAACTAATAAAATATTCAATACCATTTGAGGCATCGTATTGTCTAACAACTAATTTAATGTCGTTAATTAACTCTATTTTATTTTTAATTTCACGACATCTAATACAATTACATTGTAAATTTTCTAATTGCATTTTATTATGTAAAATTTGTCTAAAATTAGAAATTTTATTATAACCAGCTTCAATACTTTTACTAGGAATATCACGAACTAATCTTTCAATACGAACCCATGGTTGAATTTTAGTTTTATAATGTAAACATACATCAACTAAATCATTAATATTTTTTTCAGCATATGGTTTATATGTTCCGTTTTCATACCAATCATTAATTTCAGATTTAATAATTAAATCATCACTTGATGATTTAACAATTGCAGTTGGATATATTTTAATATCATCAAATTGTAAATCAGGATTTGTTAATGCTTGGTCAAACATCCATTTATCTAATTCAGGAGATGAATCAGGTAAATCAGGCATTAGATGAACAACAACTTTTAATCCAACCATTTTTAATAATCTAATAGCTTTAATCGTGTCTTTAGTAGTACAACCACGTTTAATTTTTAATAAAATATTATTATCATAATGTTGAACACCGATTTGTACTCTTGTTATACCACATTTTAAATATTGTTTAACAGTTCTTTCAGTTATATAATCAGGTCTTGTTTCAATTGTTAATCCAATTACACCATATAATGATGATTGATTAATTTTAATTTCTTCTTCAATAGATAATGGTTCTCTCTTATTTTGATTATATGTATTAAAAGTCCAATATATTTGATTGATAACCCAGTTTCTATATTCACTAGGCATAACATCCCATGTTCCACCTGATAATATAACTTCAAATTTCTTTTTTTTATCATTAATTTCCATATTACCAGTATATAAATATGAACGTAGTCGGTCTTCAATTTGACCTTTAATATCAAAATCAGATTGTAATGCTCTTAACATTGCTGGTTCAGTTGAAATATATGATTTCGGTTGTGTCGGTTTTCCTGCTAAATTAGTTTCAGTAGGACAATATGCGCATTTTTCTGGACATGAAAATTTAATATTTTCACCAGGTTTAGTAACAATGGTTACAACAAGAACACCTGATTCAGAACGAGATACTCTTTTAATTAACCATCTTTTTACTACATAATTAATTTCTAAGATGCTATAGTTTTTTCTATAGACTCGTGAAACTTGAGCTTTTCCAGGATGAACATGATAATTTGAACATAATTCTTTAAATTTATCTTCAATCTCATCATTTGATGGGGTTAATAAAGGTGAACCAACAGTATTAATAAATTCTTTTACAAATTCTAATAAATCCTCATCTTTATGTGCTTCTACTTTAATTGATTTAATATCTTCAATATCATTACTCTGCATAATTAATGATATTTATTTAATAAATATAATAAATATCAATTTTTATATAATAAAAAAATTGAAAAAAATTGATAATAATTACTCAATAATAAGTAACTAAATAAAATAAATAACTAAATAATTAATAACAAACAAACTAAATAACTAAATAACTAATTAATAAAATGAGCTTTTCTAGCAACTCAAGCCTCTCTGACAAGATGCATCAATTGTTTAACGCTAATGTATTTATGTTTTATGACGGTCAAAATATTTCTATTGGTAATAGAATTTCCGGAGTAAATATGAAAGATGGAACTATCACGACTCGTGTATTTGGAACTAAGGGTGAGAAGAAATTGAATGTTGATACCATACAAATAATTGGAACATCTCAATTCAAAGAATACATCTATATGTCTGATAAATAATTTGACTTATTATGATGCAAAATATGATGCAAAATATGATGCAAAATATGATGCAAAATATGATGCAAAATATGATGCAAAATATGATGCAAAATATGATGCAAAATATGATGCAAAATATGATGCAAAATATGATGCAAATTATGATGCAAATTTTAATGTATATTCTTTTGCATTTGCATTAAATTGTTCTCTATTTGTTTTATATAAATTTGCAATAGATGGCATCAACGGATCATTTGGATTAGGTTCATTTAAAAGAGAACAAATAGATAATAATAATTTAGAAACAGTTAACACTGGAGACCACTCATTTTTTAGAATATCTAAACAAATAGAACCATTTTCATTTATATTTGGATGATAAATTCGTGTAGTAAATGTTACTAAAGGTGCTTTAAATGGATAGTCTGGTGGAAATACCATTTTAAGATGAAAAATACCACCTTCGTATGGTGTTTCAGTAGGACCAATAATAGTTGCCTGCCATACAAATAAATCATTACTTAATAATCCAGCAGAACAATTTGCAGGTGTGTCTTTACATATATCTTGTAATTCTTTTTGTAAACGTTTTGTCGCCATTATAATATAATATAATTATATATTTATATAATTATATATATTATTTATAGTAAAATAATAATGATATAATATTTGTTGATTTCATATAATTTATAATTATAATTACTAAATTGTTCAAAATCATAATTAAATGGTAATTTAAATACAATTAATTTATTAGATACTTTATTACTAATATTGTCAATAATAACATCTAAATCTAATGAATCCATTTTTAATCTTAAATTAGTTTGTTTTTTATAATCAGGACCACCCCATGGTGGGTCAAAAAAGAAAATATCATATTTTGATAAATTTTCATACATATATTTAACAGAATTTGTATTTACAACAGTCACATTTGATAAGTCAAATATTTTTACATTATTTTCAAGCATTTCGCATCTATCATTATTAAGCTCAATTGATGTAACATTAGTAAAATGTTTTCCAAATGAAATTGTATTTCCACCAATTCCTCCGGTCCCATCTAAAATTGATAAACTTTTATAACTTTCATATAAAGAAATTAATAATTTTGATATTTTATCTGCATCATTTGGATGTGTAATTGAATATAATCCTTCATTATCGTATTTAATTTTTGAATAATCCACAAGTGGAAATAATTTTGATAACATTATTTATAATAAAGATATTTCTTTTAATAGTTTTATTATAAATAAATTATTTAATTGTGTTAAATATACGATAGTCATTTTATTCATTGTTAACTTGGTTAATTTTCAGAATGTAAATAAATACGTACTTGAGGATTATTGGATTTGCTAGCAGGTTCGGGTACACTTGATTTTGCATCACGTGCACCTGATATTAGAAATGTATTTCCAGCACCTCCAGCATTACCACTATTACCATTACTTTTAGTTGTACCTGCATTTCCGCCATTACCACCATCGCCACCATTTCCTGATACAATAGTAGTCCCATTAATTATAATTGAGGTGGCATTACCAGCACCACCTTTACCACCAGTACCTCCATATTTCTTACACTCTTTACCATCATTAGAGTTTCCACCATTATTACCATTAGTACCTATATTAATATTTATTGTATTTGCTCCATTTAATGGATATTTTAGTATACCAAATTTTGCACCAAGTCCACCTCCTGCACCATAACCTCGATTACTTGCCTTACATGTCTTACCATAATTACTATAACCTCCATTTCCACCAGAACCACCATATCCACCTTGACCATATGCACTAAAATGTTTATAACCTGTACAAGGTATATTTGTAGCATTATCATAATATGGTGAAATCGCTTGTTCATTTATATCTTTACCGTTAATTACTATTCTACTTGGGAAATTTTTTTCAAATTCATTAGTAGGTGCTTTTTCAGTTGTTAAAAATTTTGGGATAACAGTTATGGGACCACTTTTATAGAAGTCTTGTATATTTTTACCTTGAAAAGTAAATGACATTATTAATATATTATTATAATATATATTTTTTTATATTACCATATTTTATTTAAAGATTAATATAATATATTATATTAATCTTATAACAATGGAACACAATATAATAAATACATGGGATATTAAAATAGATAATGAATTAAAAGATGATATACGAGAGTATATATTAGAAACAGATAATGTAAATTTAGGCTTATTTGATGTTAGTAAAAATAAATTAAATATTATTGAAAAGTTAGTATATGATATTGTTAATTTTCATGTAAATAGATTAAATATACAAGATAACTATTATATTGAATACTGGATTAAAAATAAAAACAAGTATATTAATCAATTACATATAGATTGTGACGAAGAATTAAGGGGGCAAAATATATTTGAATATCCTATTTTATCATGTGTTACATATTTAAATGATTCAGAATATCCATTTGTATTAACTGATATTAATTTAGATAAATATAAATATAAAGATTTTAATAATTCTGAAAAGATAAATATATTTTTCCCAAAAACATATTCTCATGTTGTATTTAATCCAATTAATTATCATGGGGCTATTGATATATTTTCTAATCAGGCTATTGATATATTTTCTAATCAGGCTATTGATATATTTTCTAATCAGGCTATTGATATATTTTCTAATCAGGCTATTGATATATTTTCTAATCAGACTACTAATGCAAATAATAGGGGCCTAATAGCAATAAATATTTGGAAAAAAAAACCAAATAAACTATTATGTATTGAACATAATTTAGATAATAAATACAATAAAGATGATTCATCGATTGTATCATTTGAAGAAAATTTAAATATTGATAATTATAATTTATCAGAAAAAGTTTTAAATTTTGATTTTTATGAAACTTTATTGTATAATACAAATAATATTCAAAATGTTATTCCTCAATTTATTAAAGATTATTTAAAAAATAAATTAAATGAATCAGTAAATACTATTATTTTATATAATCCGGAAAAAGTAAAAGAAATAGATTTTATCGAAGATAAAATCTCTATAAAATCAATCGAACATGCAAAAAAACAAATATATGAAATTGAAAAAATGGATACGTCTCATATTGTATATAATAGATTTTTACAAAGATTTATTTATGAAAAAATATATCAACCTAATATATGTAATTGGATTATAAATGAAAGCGAAAATTATGCATTAAATAACGGTGGATGGACAACAAAACGTCATAATAAATATCCAACAACTGATTTACCTATTAAAGAAATACCAAGTATTTTTGGTTTTATCATGTCTACATTTGAACACATTTTTAATAAAATAAATAAATCATATTGCATATCATCAAAAACTAAATATAATATATTAGATTTATTTATTGTAAAATATGAAAAAGATAAACAAACTAGTTTAGAATTACATCATGATGGTTCTTTTTTAACTGTAAATTTATTATTAAGTAACATAAACGATTTTGAAGGAGGTGGTACTTTTTTTTCAGATGGTATAATTTCATATTTAGAACAGGGTGATATGTTAGTTCATTCAGGTAAAATAAAACATGCAGGATTACCAATAACTAATGGAACAAGATATTTATTAGTAGCATTTATTGAACTTGATAATTTATCTTAATTAATATTATTACTATATTTTACTTAATTTATATTAGCATAAATCCATCCTGTTAGTATATATTTGTCATTAGATATTGGTATTCTACCACAATGAGGAAATGTCCATGTGGCTGGAAATAATATTAATTTACCAACTTCTGGTTTAACTAAAAAATCACCATTAAATTCAGTTTCACCACCTTCATTAACAGTATTTAAATACCATAAAAAAGTAATAATTCTATATTTATTTTCTTGTATATCAATATCTGCATCATTGTGATAAATATATTTACCAACGTTTGCAGTATATCGTTGTATTTGAAAATGTTGTATAGTTGTTTCTTTATCTTTAAAAAATGATAAATTAGTATTGATATTATCATATAATTTTTTTAAATATGTACTAACATTACGTGTTAATTCATCACTTAAAAAACTACTAATTTTATTCCATTTTTCAGAATTTTTAGGAATTATAAAATCAATAGTATCTTTAATCGTTTTATTTAATCCACTCATTGTGATACCTTCATATTTATCATCTTCTTTTTCGAACAACTCAATTATATCTGCGCATAGTTCTTTTGAAATAGAGTTATTATTAGAATATATATACATGTTTATTATAATATTACTATTAATATTATAATAAAACTTTAAATATTTATTTCTCTTCTAATTGTTTAATTTTTAATTTTAATTCTTTGATTTCATTAACTAATAATGGTATTAATCCAATATAATTAATAGATTGATTATTTTCACCATCTTTTACACCATTTACTAATTCAGGAAATAATTCTTGTACTTCGTGAGCAATAAAACCAATTTCATTTTTATTATTTATTTTATTAAAATAAGTAACAGGTCTTAATTTATTAAAATTATCATTAGTAGAAACATCATTTACATTATCTTTAATACGGTAATCTGACGAGATATTAAGATTAGTACAATTAATAGTTGTACCATTAAAAGTTATACCAGTTATGGTACCTTCTGAATTCATAAATGCTTTAGGTACTTTATTTATACCACATGCAATAGTTGTATGTGAATAAATATCTTGAGTTCTAATACCTGCTCCACCCCAACCAGCAGGAAAATCATTAGGATCTAAACCATTTGTTGCTATTCTATTTTTAAATTTTGTATCACCACCCTGTGCTACTGATATTAACACAGGTTGATCAGCTTTTGTTAAATCTCCAGTACCACTAGTATTATGTATTTCAAAATTACCAGCTGGAGTATTAGTAATAGAATAATGTGCAACACCATCACCGCACATTTTTACCCCACCACTACTGAAAAGTACTCTTCGTTTTGGGTCATTATTACCAACAACCATATTATTATTAACAGTTATAATACCAGGAACAGTTAATCCATCTTTACTATTATTTAAACTATCTGTAATTTGTGATAATGTTCTAATTGCTCCAACATCTGCTTGATAAATTGTATTTATTGCTGTTTTCATTTCCTCACTAATATTAGCAGTACTTGTAAATTTTTCACTATTTATTTTAAATAAAAAATAAAATATAAAAATTATTACTACAAATTTAAATATATTTTCAATATTCATTATATATGTTTATATAATAAAATTTGAAAAAAGAATTTAAATATTATTGTGAATTATGTGATTTTGACGTATTTACAGAAACAATATTTAATATACATAAAAAATATTAGAAATATCAAATCGTGTCAATTGTCTCCGACAAAAATAATCCCCGCTGTAATAATAATTGTTAATTCTGTGTAAGTTTTTAATGATACACAATAGATAATCAAATCATATGATGAACTTTATGGCTTGAAGATGCTATAATTTAAAATTTACAACATTGCATTCTAATACCATTTAATGCAGTATCATCACCACTCTTTTGATCTCCCTCAAATCTTGTATTTAATCCACATACATATGTGCCAGCTGGACACATTTTTAAACCTGTCCAATTTCCATACATTCCTTCCTGTGCTGATACCTCAACTGAACCCTCTGTCCAATTACCATTTCTTAATGTAAGTGAACCAACAGTTAGATTATTATCATGTTGAGTATCTCCTCTAATATAATTTTTACCATCTGCCCAATCAAAATGAGTAACTCTACCATCTTTACGGATTGCATCAATTCGGCTTTTAGCTGTTAAAATTCCATTAACGACGGCATCACCAGTTGTTAATTTTCCAGTAACATTAGCATTATCAGTATTCATATTAATACTTTTCATTTCACCATTAGAATTCATATAAGCATTTAATTTTTTACCATCAGGGCCAAACCCCATAGTACCACTAGCATATCCATCAAAAATTCTTAGGCCACCACCCCATCCATCGGGCATATTTGTAGGGTCTAGTCCATTTGTGGCAAGATTTGCTCTAAGTTTTAAATTACCAGGAATAGTTAAACCTCCTTCCTGTAAAGCTGATGAAATTTGTGATAATGTTCTAATTGCCCCAACATCTGCTTCATAAATTGTATTTATTGCTGTTTTCATTTCAGCGCTAATATTAGCAGTACTTGTAAATTTTTCACTATTTACTTTAAATAAAAAATAAAATATAAAAAATATTACTACAAATTTAAATATATTTTCAGTATTCATTATAACAAAATTAAATATATTTTCAATATCCATTATTTATGTCTATATAATAAATTTTGAAAAAAATAAATTTAAATATAAAATGATTATATATTTAATGGCAAATAATAAAATAATTAGTGAATTTGAACGCTTAATTGCTTTTATACAAAATGAAAATGATAACAATACAGCTAATAAATTTAGAATTAAACAATTATCAAATGTATTAAATATATTAAAAAAATATCCTGAAAAAATTACATTAGATAATTTAGGCTCATTAAAAGAAGTAGGTGGTATCGGTAAAGGTTCTATTGATAGAATTATTGAAATATTATCTAATGGGTCACTTTCTGAATTAGGTAATTTTGTTGATACTAATACTGAAAAAAAACAAGCACTACAAGATTTAGAATCTGTTGTAGGAATCGGTCATGTACATGCTCTAGAATTATATAATAAAGGTATTACATCTGTCAAAGATTTAAAAAAACAAATTAAAGAAGGAAAAATAGAAGTAAATGATAAAATAGAATTAGGATTAAAATATTATGGTAAATTTGAAGGAAATATTCCAAGAAAAGAAATAGAAAAAGTTTATAAAATTATTCAAGATATTATTAAAGTAATTAATAAAAAGTTAAAAGAAGAAGAACAATATATTTTTGAAATATGTGGTTCATTTCGTCGTGAAAAACCAACATCTGGAGATATTGATATTTTAATTTCAAAGAAAGGAAAACTTGATGAAACATATAATTATTTAGCAAATATTATTAATCTTTTAAAAAGTCCTATTAAAAAAAATGATGACAAACCTCTTTTAATAGATGATTTAACAGATAAAAATATTCATACGAAATATATGGGTTTTAGTAAGTATAAAGAAAATCCACCAAGAAGAATCGATATTAGATTTGTACCATTCGAAAGTTATTATTCTGCATTAGTCTATTTTACAGGTTCGATGGAACTTAATAAACAAATGAGAGTTATAGCAAAATCAAAGAAATTAAAATTATCAGAATATGGTCTGTTTAAAGAAAATGGTAAAAGTTTACCAATTAATTCAGAACGTGATGTATTTGAACTTTTGGATATAGAATATATTGTACCTAGACTGAGATAAAATAATAAGTTAAATCCAAAATATTAAATTTTCTAAATGTGAATATTTAGTTTGATATAATTTAATTTCACTCTTATTATATCTTAAACTGAAATGAATAAAAATAAATTTCGTATTTTTATTAGTTTCAACATGCGGTATTAAATCTTTTATATGTAAATGCATCTTTTCACGGGCTTCATTTATATGTTCGTCATTTAAAAATGAGCATTCAATAATAAATACAGGATATGTTGCAAACGGTAATGTTTCTAAACTAGTATAATTCATATCACCGCAGAAAAATAATACAGGATAATTAACACTATTTGTGATTTCAATATTTGATTTTTTTAATTCTTCTATTTGTAATTGCTCGTAATTAAGATATTCTTCTTTTAATTTAGTTCTTATTTCATTAATCCCATAACCTAATGTTTTAACTTCATGATCTAAATCATATGATTCAATTAAATAATTAGTATTTGAAATATTAATAGTTTTTTTATTTACTATAGGTATCGGATTCCAATTATTAAATTTAGATTTTTGTAATGCATTCAAACTTTTATTTGCATTTAAATAATCTTGTAAAAAATTAACAATATCAATACTACATATAACCGGAACATTTTTAGTGTCAAGTAAATGATTGTATAATGAGTTAATATGGTCTTGATGGGCATGTGTAATTAAAATCATATTAGGTTTGATAATTGCAGGAATACCAGCGTCTAAAAATATTTTTGATGGTTCTAATATAAAACCAGTTTGTAAACCTCCTCGACTCCATCCTTTTATTTTATATTTTTTATCAATAATATATTCTTTCTTCCAATATTCATTAAATATTTCCATAAATATTTAATCAATAAGTATAATTATTATTTTAATCAATTTTTATTTATAAAAAATCCCAACTATCTTTCAATTCTGTATATAATTTACCAGTATCAGTATTATTTTGTTTAACTATTAAATTTAAAAAATTATCAGTATCATCATATTTAATATAGATTTCATATACATATGGTTCTTGATATGTATATGAATTAATAATAACTTGATTAATATTTGGATATTCACGAAGAATATCATGTAATTTTATAGTTCTATTACTCATTACAAAATCTTGATTAATAATATTAGGATGATTTAATAAAACTTTAAAAAATATGTTGATTTTACTTTTATCTGTAATTTTTTTTTGACCATTACCACCTATTTGGTTTTTTAAATTTAAATATTTATTTTTATATTTTAAATATTTTAGTCTCTGGGCATTATTATTTTGATATGCTAGTATATCATTTATTATAGTATTTTTATCATTATTATTATATGGTGTTAAATCATATCTTTCTAAATTATCTGGTTCATTATATTTTCTAAACATTCCTTCTAATAAATTTCTCGCTTCTTCTCTATTCTCTGTTCTTAAAACATCATATAAAAAATCTAAAACATAACATGCTTCTAGTGCTCTATAACTATTTCTGTTATTTGGTGTATTTATATCACCTACATTAGTTAGAAAATTAATTTCATCTCTTACCCAATTATTAAGTGAGTCAATTGTTCGGTTATTATTAAAAATAGAGTGAATTGCCATTTTTATTTGGTCATTATTAAGAGTACGTAGCCAAATAGTATTACGTCTCAAATTACGTAAATCTGTTTGTAAAAGAGTATTCATATAATATATAATATAAATTATTTACTTGATATTTATTTTTATATTTTAAATATTTATTGATGACATATATATAATAATTAAATTAATTTCATCTTTAATTTTTATTTATAAATTAAATTGTTTCTAGTTTGGTTTGATAATTATTTATATTCATAATATGTTTAATTTCACATTTATCTAAATTATTTATATTTGGTATATTTGGTATATTATCTAGATTAAGTGAATCAACTTTCATTTCACAATTATTAGATTCGATTAAATCATATTTTCTTTTATGATTAATAGAATCAAGTTTCATTTGTTCTAACCACAAATGAGTTATTTTATAATTTTTCCATCCAATATCTAATATTCGATGGTCTGTTTTATAAAAAACTTTTTGACCTATTTCTGTTGTATACCAAATTATACTATGTTCATCAAATGATTCTAATATTGGACCTTCTGATAATCTTGATTTTAATTCTTCAATAAAATCATTAGCAACATCGTCAAAAAAATGATGTTCATTAAAATTCGATAATTCAACCAGCATTTTATTTGAATTTTTAAATAATTCTAATAATTGTGATAAGTTTGGATTTTCCATTTCATTAAATTGTTTAATAATATTTTTTTTATTATATTTATAATATTCTATGAAATTCATAAATATAATTAGATATTTAGATAAATATAATATTTATCAATTTTTCTACCTGTTATTAATTATCTTACCAATTATTAGTTATTAGTTATTAGACTTTAAAATTTTTTACAAAATGATTCTTTTCCCATTCACTTTCATCTAAAAACATACATTTAGATTTTAATTCTGTTTCCATATGATTAATAACATATGATAAAGTGTTAATTGATTTAAGAATTTCTTTATTAGGAATTATTGTTTTTTGTTCACTATATTTAGATTTAATATAATCAATTAATACTGATAAATCAGCAGAAACCATTCTATGCACATAATGGTCTTGATAACATTGACTTTTATTTTTTAAATTATAATTATATACACATGCATCTTTATAATTACAAAATTTATAAGAACATCTTGAAATAGAGTTATTAATAAATTTAGCATCATGTACAATTTCTTTTTGATTAATTCTATTTCTTAAAATTTCACTTAATTCTAATAGAAAATTTAATACATTAATAAAAAAATCATAATCTAATATATTATTTTGTAATGAATATTTAGTTAATAATTTTATAATTTCATGTTCTTTTTGTAATATAATAAGACTATTTTTACTTTTAAATTTTTGTATTTCTTCTGTATTTGTACATATTTCTTCTAATTGTTTAAGATTAATTAAATAATCTGTTTCTATCTGTTCTACTTTAGTTTGTAAAACATCATCTTCATTATTTTTTGTATTATTTTTAATAATATCTAAATAATTTGTTATATTAGGATTTTCAAAATCAGGACATAGAGAATATTCATTAAACCATTCACCCATTTATAATAATAAAACAAAATATTCTTTATATTGTTTTATTATTTATTTAATTAATTGATATTTAAAATATAAAAAGATTTATTTAATTTGTAGGTGTTGCTGTTAACGCATCTGGTAATGTATCTGATGCTATTTCAGAAGTATTAGTAGGATTAACAAAAGTATTAACAGGAGGATTAACAAAAGTATTAACAGGAGGATTAACAAAAGTATTAACAGGAGGATTAACAAAAGTATTAACAGGAGGATTAACAAAACTATTATGGAATTCGGCTTTGACCATATTAAATGTAAGTTCTCCAGTACTTGGTTCATGTTTTATACTATTAACTATAATAAATTCATTTAATGGGGAATTAAAATCAGTGACTTGTTCATTATCTACTTTAATACCTATTTTATCATTTATTATAATTGGTTTTAAGTTTCCTCTACGAGCAGATGGTAATCCTTCCCCTATAGCTACCTTAGATAATGTATAAAAAGTATTATAATATTTTAATAAATTTTTTGTTTTATCTGTTTTAAATAATATATTATTAATAACAGAATAAAATTTATCAATTATTAAATGTATATTATCCCAACTAGCAGATGATATATATGTTTTCCAACTAACGCCTGTTTTATATTCAATTTTACTAAAATCAATTTTAGTTTCTTTTTTAAAATTTTCTTCAGCTGTTCTTAATTGCGTATTATATGTTTTTTCACCTTCTTTTTTCTCAGTAGAACCAGAAAAATCATATTTTAAATGTAATAGTGATTCAAATATTCCGGTTTCAATATTATATTTCCATACAGGCAGACCATTTATTTTATATCTTTGTATTTTAATTTGATTATTTTTATTCTTTTCATTATTTTTAGGTATCTTATTATTATCATTAATTGTAGAAATAAAATTTCTATTTGCTTCTATAATACTATCTGTTGAAATTTCTCTATTATAAAATAATAAAAAGGGACCATTGTCTAATGTACCACCTTCTTGATTTTTAAGTTCAATGTATTTAGCTTTGTATTTTAAGTATTTTTGTTTATATAATAATTCATCATTTGACATAAAATTATTCATTATATAAAATAAATTAGATTTTTTTTTTACAATTAGTAAAAAATTGAATATTATTATATAAGAATAATTTTCTTATATAATAATATATGAATCCACCAAATATTACAAAAAGATTATCAAGAGACACTAATTATAAACCATCAGGTAATACATATACACAACAATTGTCAGAAGCAGATATAAAAAAAAAATTAGAAGACTATATTCGTGTTAAAAAAGAAGATGTATCATCTATTCCATTAAACACACATATTAGATATTTTAGTATAAATCCAAAAACTGGAGAAAAACAATTTAGAATGGGTGGAATGTTAACCAAACATGATCCAAATAATCAATATATTGTTTGTTCTAATGGAACTTTATCATGGTCTGTACAAATTGCAAATTCTATTTTTTATAAAAAAATGAGTAATAACGAGTACAAAGAACATATACAAACAGAAGTTCAAGATAGTGTTCAAGATCAATTAGAAATATTAATAAAAGAAAATAGAGAATTAAAAAAAGTATTAAAACAAATTAAAGATACTACAATAAACAATGGAAAGCATGAAGAAAAATCAGGAAAGCATGAAGAAAAATCAGGAAAACATGAAGAAAAATCAGGAAAACATGAAAAACATGAAAAGAATGAAGAAAAATCAGGAAAGCATGAAAAACATGAAAAGAATGAAGAAAAATCAGGAAAGCATGAAAAGAATGAAGAAAAATCAGGAAAGCATGAAAAGAAAGGTAGTAAAAAAGGTGAAAAAAATAAAAAATGAAAACTAAATATATTAAATTAGTAAATTTATTATATTATGTCATCAAGATTGAAGAATTTGAAAAAATTTAAAGAGATATTAGATACTATAATTGAAACATTAGAAAATGATGATACGCAAAATAGTGATATAATCGAATATGTATGTAAATCAGTTGATTCATTTTATAGTGAAATTAAACAAATTATAATTAAACGAAAACAAGATAAAAATAAAGAAGAAAATATAAATTTTAATAATAGTCAATTTGATATATCAAAAATTAATATTTATAAAAGTGAAAATAAACATATACAAAATTTGAATAATTTTACAAATAATATATATTATTATTAGTAAATTTTTTTATAAAATAAATTAATATATGGAAAATTTATTTAATAAAGATAAATATTTAGAATTTTATCCTAAAAAAGATATGTCAAAAACAGACAAGGCTTATGCAATTATTCGTTTCGCTATCTATTATGGAATATTAATTTATATATTTAATTTAGATTCAAAATGGTTAGCAATATCTATTTGTTTAATATTATTAGCAATCTTTTTATTATCTTCAGAAAATTTTGAAGATCTAGATAATTGTACAAAACCAACATATAACAATCCTTTTATGAATTTTATATTTGGTGATGATTATAATAAATCTAAAGCATGTGATTTATCACAAGATATAAGAGATAAACAAATAAAGTTATTTAGAAAAGATTCAAAATTATTAGATAAAACTGATTTATATGGTAAAAATACATCAGATAGAAATTTTTATACAATGCCATCAACATCTGCATTAAATGATCAAAGTGGTTTTGCACATTTTATATATGGAGATTTTAATAATTGTAAAGTTAATGGTAAAAATTGTTTAAAACATCGTGATAATAGATATCATCGTGGAAGAATAAATAAAGTTATTTAAGTTATTTAAGTTATTTAAGTTATTTAAGTTATTTAAGTTATTTAAGTTATTTAAGTTATTTAAGTTATTTAAGTTATTTAAGTTATTTAAGTTATTCAAGTTATTTAGGGAAATTTATTAGTTAAAAATAAAATCTATATGTATAATAATGAACAATAAATTTGAAAAAAAAAATAAATTTATAGCAAATAATTGTTTAGATTATAACAAACAACCATATTATAGTGTTGAATCAAATACTAATGCACAATTTGATGAAATTAAATCAAATTATAATAATAGAGAAAAAACTCAAATGGTTTTAAGTTCTAATTTAAACCCGTATGATTATGATTTAGATTTTAAAAATAATATAAAAGAACAAAAACAAACTAATTATATGTATTTTACTCCATATGATCAGGGACCAGGTAGAGGTTTTGGTAACGCAAATATAAATAATACTATAAGAGTTGGTGAAAATGGTAGAAATGATACACATCAATTTAAATATTTTAGAGAATCTGAAATAGTAGATAGATTTCAATTTATTGATAATCGTTTTAATAATCCAAATAATTTAGTTTTTCCTTTTCCAAGAAGTGGTGAAAATACAAGAAAAGTTAATTCATTTTCTAATGCAGGTGATTTTATTAATAACTATCAAACAACAACACCAAATTTAGTAAAAAAAGAAATTTTTGGTAACTTTGAAGAAGCAATGCATTTTAATTATGATATACCTAATTCAAATAATCAAATAATTAATAAAATTAATCATAATAATGAAATAGAACGTAATCAACAGTATGAAGCACATAAAATGCATATAGCTCATGAACAAAAATATAATTTACAAGCTGAACAATATAAAAAAGATTTTGAAAAACAAATGGCTCAACAAAAAGCACAACAAAAATAAAATAATTAGTTTAAAAAAATAAAAAATTTATTATAAAATTATATATGATTAATAATCTAGAAAAATCAGATAATTTAGATAATTTAGATAATCAAGATAATTTAGATAAACCAGATAAAATAAATAATTTAGATAAACAATATGATATTAGTAAAAAACTAAAAAAATATTATAAATCATTTTTATTAGGTAAACAACATTTTGAAAATAATAAAGAAACAGCATGTGATTATTTTAAAAAAAGTTTAATATTATTAGATGAACTTAAAAAAACTAATAAATATAATGATTTGGTTAAAGAAACAGAAACAGAATGTAAACAATATTTAACTAAATCAATTGAATATTATTTAGATTCTGAAATACAACTAAAAAATAATATAAATTATAATGAATTATTAAAATCAATTGAACAAGGTGACGTTAATATTATAAAAAATTATAATTATAATGAGATAGATTGGATTAAATTAATAGATAATCAAACTTTATTACATCATGCAGTTAAATATGGTGATACTGGGTTTTTAAAAAATGCGTTTAAAATTGGTGCATTAATTGATACACCAAATGGTTATGGTCATACATTATTAGAATATGCATGTTTACAAGAAGATCCAAATATTATAAGTTTTTTAATTAATAATGGTGCAAATATGCAAAAACATTTATATTTTAGAGAAGGTAAATTTAAATATTTAAATTTAACATCATCTATGGATAATGCAATAATAATTAAACATATAATGTTATCAAATAATTTAAATATAAATATGAATATATCAAATAAAATAAATTCATTTTCAAAATATTTTGAATTAGAACATTTAATTGGTATAAATGATTATACATACAGTGATTTATTTCATGGTTTAACATTATTATTAACTAGTTTTGATGAAACATCTGCAAATACATATTTAAATATAATTGATGAAGAACTATCATATAATCTAAAAAATAAATTAGGATGTCCTAAATCTAAATTAGATATATTATTAATAAATTTAGTACCATTTATAAATTATAAATTTAGTATAACATCAGAATGGGTTTTGAGTATGGAAATAAAATATATTATATTAAAATTAATTAATAATAAAAATATAAGAATAAAAAATGAATTAGTTGATATTATTTGGGACACATATATTAAATCTAATATTGTATCTAAAGATTTTATAGGAACATTAATTTCCCAATGGATTATTAAAATAAAAGTATAAAATATATTTTTTTTTCTAAAATAATATATATATATATAATAATGAGTTTTAATCGTTTAGGTTATGATTCGTGTGCTTATGCAAAAACATTACAACAAAGCACTGATCCATTAGAATACAATTTGTATAGAGGAAAATATGAAGGATGTGCTCAATGTGAAATTACTCCTTATACCAATAATCTTGATTTTGGTATTAAAGCTGATGTAGAAAGTGATTTAAAAGGTCAAACTAGAGTAGGTTCTAAATGCCCTGATTCTAAATTTCCTGCATTCTCACAAAAAGGAGCTGAATTTGCTCCTGCTGTAACTTGTCATTCTATTTATAATATTACTCCTAATAATTTAGTAAGACCTACTACAAATGGATTAAAAGACATGGGACTCTATGGACAAAACTCATGTCCTATTAGAAAATAAATAAATAATAATAATAATAACTTTAAAAAATATATAAATAATTTATTTCTACTAATATATATATAATGTCATTTAGTAGAATTAAATATGATAATGAAGCATACGATTTAAAATTAAATAGATCTGTTGCTCCAGGAGATTATAGATTATTTCATAATTATAATGAAAATTGTGATAAATGTTATTCACAAGATGGAGTTAGAAATTCTAAATCAGATAGTGCTATTACATCACAATGGGCCAATATGGCTGATGCCGAATCATTATTAACTAACAGAGTTAATAAACTTATTGATCATAATGCTTATGGTGCAAATGATATGTATAAAAATGTACCCATTATTACAGTACCAACTTGTGATAATTCATTATCCGCTGAAGATACTCGTTTTAGTTATCCATTAGAAGCTTATCGTTCAATGGATTTAACAGCTTATCATTATAGTCCTCATTTATTTTCTAATCCTCAATGTGAAATTCAGGATGATAGAATTGGTATGAACTCGAGATTAAGAGTTAAAGATACTTTTAAACCCACTCCTGTTAATCTTATAGATCAAGTATCTATTTTACCAAAAGGTGGTCAATTAATGGATGATGAACTTAGTCAACCATCAACTGTGCAAAATATGTGCAAAAATTTATTAAATTAATTTAATTTTTTTTATATGTATCTAATAATATAATGGAAGGTATATTATTAGGTTCATTAAGTTATTTAGGACACAATTATACAAATAAACAAAATAATAAAATTAAAGAAAATACTTTAGAAAATTTTTATGATTCAAATATTGAACAAAATATGAATAAACTTGAACAAACACAAAGCAATAAATTAATGAAAGAACCAGAATTTTATAAACAATTTGATAGTTTAAAATTTAATAGTAATTATGAAGAATCAACAAGTACTGTATTTTCTGATTTTAATAATGTTATTAATAATAAAAATATGATTCATTCAAATATGACACCATTTACTGCAAGAAGAGATTTATACGAAAATTTTACAAATCAAAGTCAAAAATATGAAAAGTTATCAGGTAATGATAATTTATGGAGAAATAAAAAAGAAATAGAACCGTTATTTGAACCAATGAGAGACTTATCAAATCCATTTGGTATGCCAGTAATGACTAATGAATTACAAGGACGTTATAATCCTTCTAATAAAAATAATTATGGTAATTTACCTTTTCAAACTGATGTTAAAGTATTACCTGGTATGGATGGTAAAGAATCTGCACCATATGCAGTAACACGTGTTATACCAAGAAATATTGATGATTTAAGAAGTGAAATTAATAAAAAGGTTTCTTATGAATCTAAACCATTAGAAACTATTAAAAAAGGTGAATTAAGAGGTACAGATTTTAATATTTCTCGTTATAAAGTACCTTCATATAGAGAAAATACAACAGATGACTTTGTTAAAAATGCTGGTGTCACAAATGCTCTTAAAATTACAGGTGATTTTGCACATGTTGATACTCAAAGAGGACAAGATGAATATTTATATATGGGTCATGCAACTGATTCTAAACAAGGTAATTTTATTAATCAAGAACAAACATATTTTTCAGATTCTAAAAAAGAAAATTACTTGAATGATTTTACCCATTCTATTAATGCAGTTAATACAAGACCTGTATTTTTAAATACTGATAGTTATACATCATATGAAAATCAACGTTTAACATCAACTGCTGATGTACGTGCATCTGGTATTAATATGAATAGTGGTGGTTCATATCATATTGATAGAAAAGATATTGCAAATACAACATTAAAAGAACAAAATATTCATGGTAATACTATGTTAGGTGCTAATGGAGGCATTGAATCAAAGGCTTATGTATTTTCTAGTGATGCCATATTACCAATGACATTAAGAGATGTTCATAAATTTGATGATGTATTAAATCCTGCTCCAACGCAACAAAATATATATGTAAATAATCAAGACCAAGCTAAATATACAATTAAAGAATCTACTATTAATAAACCACAAGTTGCAAACATTAGTTCATTATATCAAAGTTTATATTCTGAATATTGTGATGAAGCAAAATATACATTAAAAGAAACTAATATTAATAAACCAGATATTGCAAATATTAATTCTATTCAACAAAATGTATATTCTAGTTTAACAGATACTGCAAAACATACATTAAAAGAAACTAATATTAATAAACCAGATATTGCAAATATTAATTCTATACAACAAAATGTTTATTCTAGTTTAACAGATGATGCAAGACATACAATAAAAGAAACTAATATTAATAAACCAGATATTGCAAATATTAATTCTATTCAACAAAATGTATATTCTAGTTTAACAGATGATGCAAGACATACAATAAAAGAAACTAATATTAATAAACCAGATATTGCAAATATTAATTCTATTCAACAAAATGTTTATTCTACTTTAATGGATAAAGCAAAAGATACAAATAAACAAACATTAATTGAAAAACCAGAAGTAGTAAATATTAATTCTATTCAACAAAATGTATATTCTAGTTTAATGGATAAAGCAAAAGATACAAATAAACAAACATTAATTGAAAAACCAGAAGTAGTAAATATTAATTCTATTCAACAAAATGTATATTCTAGTTTAACAGATAATGCTAAAATGACTATTAAAGAAAGTAATATTGATAAACCAGAAGTAGCAAATATTAATTCTATTCAACAAAATATTTATTCTAGTTTAACAGATGATGCCAGACATACCATAAAAGAAAGTAATATTAATAAACCAGATGTAGCAAATATTAATTCTATTCAACAAAATGTTTACTCTGGTTTAACTGATAATGCTAAGATGACTATTAAAGAAAGTACTATTAATAAACCAGATGTAGCAAATGTTAATTCTATACAACAAAATGTATACTCTAGTTTAAGTGATGATGCTAAAACTACTATTCGTCAAGTAACTGGTAATACTAATTATACAGGTCCCACTAGCAGTGTGGTGCAAGATACTTATAAAACATTACAAGATTCTGCAAAAACTACAGTTCGTGAAATAACTGGACATACTAATTATACTGGTCCCACTAGCATCGCGGTGCAAGATACTTATAAAACATTACAAGACCAAGCTAAAACTACAATTAAACAATCGACTATTATCAAACCTAATAATACTTTAGTTAATTCTAATGTTAATGCATCATATTCTAAAACTGACGAAATTGCAAGAACTACTATTAAAGAAACTGTATTACATGAAGGAAGAGGTAATGTTGGTGATTCTAATCAAGGTCATAAAGTTCAAGATAAAGATGATAAAGCACGTGTTACTATTAAACAAACAACATTAATTACTAATCATGTTGGTGGTGCAATTCATGATGTTAAAAAAGCTAGAAGTCAATTAGCTGAACATAATATGACTATAGATGATAAACGTCAAGTAACTGCAGTATTTAATAGAGCAGGAAATGCCAAATCAGATACAATTAGAGGCGATATCAATAAAGATACTGTTAGATTAAATGATAAAAGAATGGTTTACGGATATGTATCTGCACCATCTAAACCTTTAGATAATAATGTAACACCATTATCTAAAAATTATACTGATAAAAAAACTAGTTTGAATGATAATAACTTTTATAGAGTTGACCCTATTTATATTGATACATTAAATAATAATCCTTTAGTTAATGATATTTATCATCAAAAAAATATTGATTTTTCTAAACAAAATTAATTATAGCCTATAAAGTATATGATGAATTAATATTATTTTCTGCAACTATATTATCATATAATTGTAAAATTAAATCCTCTTCTTCTTTCTCATCTTTTTTATTAATTTCTTCATAATGTGTCACTAAAATATTATTAATATATTTATATGCAGCTAAAATATGAGGTCTTGTTCGAGCACCTGTAATTATTATATTACCTTTTTGAAATACAAAAATTGATATTTCTTTACCTTCATCATTTAATAATTCTGGTGTATATTTAATAATTACACAAGCTCTAATACATGGTTCAAATGATGATTTAATTTTCTTTTTGATTAATAAACTATATAATTTAGCTCTATCTATTTGCATATTTACTTTATAATTTGAATTAATCATATCTACTTTGAAACTACATAGTTCTAATTTTTCATTAGATTCTATGTATTTTTTTTCTACTATTTTTCCATCTTCTATTTTTGCCTTTACTTGTTGTAATCTATATATTAATTTATTTAGTACAATATTAATATTCTTTAATGATTTACAACCTGACATTTGAATAGAACCATTCTTAAATAATTTTAAATTTATTTTTGGTTCGGTTTCCCAATCAACAACAGGACCAGACCCGATTCTTATTACTACTGTTATTTGATTATAAAATGAATTTTGTTTTACTTCTTTAACTTTTGTTGTTATTCTTTTATTTTTTACTTTTACAGGTACTAATGTTCTTTTCTTATCATCATTCATTTTTACTGTTACCACATCATCTTCATTTAATTGTAAATGATCTTTAATATTAACTACATTAACTAATGAATTTAATTTACAAGAAGCACACATGGTTGATATGGTAACACCATCTGGTAAATCTTTTATTTCATTCTTTTCATGTCCAATAATATCTATATATTTGTAATCTTGCCAATTAACTTGAGTCATCAACAATTAAAGACCATATCTCTTTATATATTATTTTCATTTTTTTATAAAATATCTAGTTATGTTTAAATGGAATTTATAGAATTTTTATCAATACCTTATGAATCTATTAAAAATAGTATAAATAATAAACAACGAATAATTCAAATAAAACCTAAAATTAGAATTAAAGGCACTAGATTTATTAAACCATCTAATAAAGAAAAATAATAGTTATTCAATAATATATTTTATAATATTATATAATATTATAAAATGTACAAAATATTATTAAATATATTAATTATATTAACTATAATTGATTCAATTTATTTATATTTAACTAAATCATTATTTGAAAAAATGGTTTTACAAATACAAAACTCTGATATGCAAATTAGATTAAATAGTGCTATAATTGTTTATATATTACTTACAATTGGTTTATATTATTTTATTATAAAAGAAAAAAAATCACCATATGAAGCTGCACTTTTAGGTTTAATTATTTATGGTGTTTTTGATTTTACAAATTATGCTATATTTAAAAATTATGATATATATATTGGATTATTAGATACTATATGGGGTTCTATATTATGCGGTCTTACTACATATATTTACTATTTATTTTCACCTGAAAAAATACTATGAGTATTTTCAATAAAAACATTTGTTCCTGCATCACAACCCCAAACAAATTTTGGTTTACCATCTTTTAAAAATTTATATCCACCGCTGTCTCTATTAAAATGTTCCATACCTGTAAATTCACCAACATCTTCTAATTTATCGACTGATGCATAATATTTCCAATTTCTCCAATCATCTGCAGATTTATCTACAATTTCTGCATACGAATGAAAATATCGTTTTCCTACTTCTGGAATTTTACTTACTATGTGTACCATACTTTTTTCTTTTCCTATAAAACCGCGAAGTTCATTAGATTCAGAACCTAAAAATTCTTTAATGTCAACCATATTTCTATAATCCCAATCTTTTTCTAAGACTGCTAACCCTTGTTCTAATAATGGAAGCTTAACAAAGAATGGTGATTTTTTATAATTATATGGAACTGAATTTTCAACACCATTATTTATAAAATTATAAGAACCTACACTGCTACCCGTATATTCACCTATAAATTTTATTTTATCTTTTATTGCAAAATGATTACGCTTATCTACAATAACATCTTCCACTAGAAAATACGCTTGTCCTATAGTTGGGTATGTATCACGAACTTGTATAATATTAATTATATCAGATACAGAACTAGATTCAGGCTTTGATGCACTATCAATCTTTACTAATTTTTCACTTGATAGAGGTAATATATTATCTGATTTATATACATAATTTACTGGTTGTAGATTAATAGGTGGTTGTAGATTAATAGGTGGTTGTAGATTAATAGGTGGTTGTAGATTAATAAGTGGTTGTAGATTAATAAGTGGTTGTATAGGTGACGTAATTGACTGAGTACGTATTATCATACTTGTAATAGGAGGAGAAGAAAGAGAACTATTAATAATTCCTACTACAATCAATATCAAAAATAAAAGATTCATTTTATTAGGATTCGTTATCTTGTTTTATATTATTATATTTTGTGTTTTATATTATTATATTTTGTGTTTTATATTATTATATTTTGTGTTTTATATTATTATATTTAATAATATATTTAATAAAAATATTTCAATTTTTTTATTAAATATATTAGTTTATTACATCTTTTACATTTATTATTTGTTACGTAAATCAATATTATTAACTTCAATAGATAGATTTTTATTACATGAATTATTATTTGAACCCGGTATAAATCCATTTTTTGATGTATTGGCATCTGATTGACCAATTTCTAATGTTAATGAATAATCAATAGAATTCATATTAATTGTTTTACCTGTTGGTAATAATAATTCAATTTCTAATTTGGTTATATTTGTAGGTTGTTTAAATTTATATTCTTTTGTTAAATAATTAGAACCATTATCAAAAACGAATTGAGCTTCAAATAATACAATTTTTGCTAAAAGATTTGTATTTCTTATATCATTAAATATATTACCATAGTCATTTACACGAACAAATGCATATTCTTCTTTAGTTGTATCTAAGAATGTTTCACTAGTCCAAAAATATAATGTAGTACCATTATCATCATATGTTTTTTGAACAGACATGTCATATGATTCATCATCATTTCTAAAACCTAAATAATATCCAAGTGGTGTATTTGAACCAGTATTACCAAATTTAAGAGTAAATGGAGTTACATTTGCAAATGTTACTTTATAATCAATATTATCCCATGATACTGAAAAATTAGTTGAATCTGCATTATTTATAATATTTAATTGTCCTTGAATATAATTAATCATGAAATCAGCAGCATAATTACCACTTTTAATTCTTACTTCATAAATATTTGCATCTGTTTCAATAATAAAACTAATATTATCATATTCTTCTGTAAATGTATAAAATGTTGTTGGTAATTCTATACTAGATAATCTAATATAATTAATATTTCTTAATGTAGTTGGTAAATTGTAAATAAAATATCCAGGATTCGGATATTTTTTTTTATCTCTAAATCTTGAATCTATATTAATTAATATATTTTCCATATATTATCATTTATAAAAAATAATTTATATTTTTATAAATAATAACCTTAAATAAAACGGACTAATATTAATTAAATAAATCGAACTAATATTGGTACATTATATAATCCATCAATAATTTGATTCCCACCAACGTTAGGGCCTTGCAATAAATTATTTCTTTCATCATTTGTTAATGAGGCATCTAATACAACTGATCCATTTAAATATAATGGAAAATCCAATGACATATCTTGTAAATTAAAATTAATATAATTAACAGAACTATCTTCATTAGTTGCATATCGTCCTGATGCTATATATTGATTAAAGACATCATATTTAACACTATTTAAATTTAATGTATTACTTAAATGATTCCATATTTCTGAGTCATGAGTATAAAATTCATTATCATTTCTAATAGCAGCATGTGCTTGTGCGTGACCAAACATTTTATGTGCTATTATTTCTAATAATAAATCACCAATTTTTTGATTAGTTAAAAGAAATGTACCAAAACCAATATTTGATAAACCAGCTTCAATTGTTGAAATAGATTGATTATTTATATTTGTTTCCCAATTTAAAAAATTTTGTATAGATAAATTTATATCAACGTGATTTAAATCAACCGTATTTTGTTTATATGTTGCATTTTCAAAAAGGCCTGTTAAATTTCCTTCAGTTAAATACTGTGTATTTATTGTTACAATATAATCAAAATTACCCGCATTTATGATTGAACCATATACACCTGTATTTTGATTTATAGTTAATGGATTATTTAAAAAAATAGTATTTGACATTTTTATAATATTATAATATATGGTATATTTTTTATATTTTTAATATTTTTATTATTATATTTTAACACTAAATTTGCACCAATGATAATCAAGTTTCTTCGTTTTAAATGCAAAATATCTAAAAAGACATATATAATTATATTTTTATTATATTAAATAAATGGATATTGTATCAGCGATAATATTTGGATATACAGCTCCAGCAGTACTTTTTTTTACAATTGTTGCTTTTAAAGAAATAAGAGATTATATTAGTGAGAATTGTGGTAGTAAATCAGAAGAAGATACTTTATAATAATATTATTTATGTTCCAATGATAGTAAGAGGTACATCATATCTTCTTAATCTAAAACCATTTTCTTTTAATACTTCACGTGCACGTTCAAGATTTGCTTCTAAAAATATTCCTCTTGTTTCATTAATATCAAACATCAGTAAATATTGCATATATTCTAATTTAATACTTGTATCTTGTATAATTTGTGTTTCAGGCATACTAATTTTAGTTCCACATTTTGTATCATTTGCTAATGTTTCTTCTAAATTTTGTAATTGTGATTTTAAATCAACAATTTGTTCTCTAAAATTTCTAACTATATCAACTAATTGTACCATAATATTTAATGAGTCTGTATATTTATAATTTGGGTATTGAGATTTTAATTCATTTAATTTATCTATTTCAACATAAAATTTTACATAATCTTGTAACCAGATTGCATCTAAAATTTTTAATATATATTCATTAAATAAAATAGTTGTTGAAGATTCAACAGTAAAAATATTTGTATTCGTTATAGAATTATAATATCTTTTAGTGCGGTTCATTATAATTACTTCGATAATTTATAATTATTTTTCTTTATTTTTATAATGTTAAATATTATTACACAAAATTCGAGTTTAAAAATCCAATATATTTTTATTGGGTTTAGTAAAAAATATAAAATTATAACAAAAATAAATGATATTAGTTGCGAAACAACATACTTATTATTTATTGATAATTTTTTAGCTCCTATTAAAGGATTTCAAAAAAGACTAAAACAATTAATGAATGAAAATATTGATTTTTGTTATTTATCAAAATGTAAAAAAATATATCTTGTAAAATATTCTAGCACATGTATCGACACTATCACTAATACTATTAATATAAATAATTTTAATAAAAATAATAATAAATTTGAAGTTTTATTTGATTCATTTGACATTAATCATATTGATAATATAGTTGTTCCAGAACAACTTACATTAGAATACATTAGTCTTCTTAATAATTATGTAAAATCATATAGTTTAATATTTTCTAGTATTTATTCTTATAATGTTTATAATTTATTTCTAAAAAATCAAGTAAAAAAAAATATTTGTTATAATTTTATTATTTTTATAAAATCAATTGAAGATTTAAATTATTTATTATTATTAAAGAAATTAAATCATCGATTTTATAGATTTTCAATATTTCATAATTTAAAATTGGTAGATGAAATTAAAAGCTTGGAAGCATATTGTAAAATTAATAATAGTATGTTGTTTTATGTTAAAAATAATTGGTCTAATTGGGTTAATTTTCCAATGATATGGTTTGAAAAAAATGTATTAGTCGATAATATAAAATTAATAAATAATGATATTTTTACTGAATTAAATAAATATCATGATATTAAATCAAATGTTTTATTTGATAATATTATTTCTATTAGTTCATCTCATTTAATTTTAATTCCATATTTTAGTAATAAATCACAAATAAAATTAAATCCAATAAATATATTTAATTTATGTAAAAAATATATAATTAATAATTCATTATCAAATACATATGTAAAACAAATCAATAATAAATATTATAAAAAAGCTACACAACTTGTGTTTGTTCCTAAAATTAATCCTGAAATAGTTCAACAAAATTTATTAAAAATTAGAAATTATCCATTAGTTATTGAAAGTATTAATGATCAAATTAAATCAAATTATGATGCTAAACAAGTTATTCGATTATTATCAAAAAAAGTTAGTATTAGTGTTCTTTGTAAAAATAATAATGATTTAATTAATGATGCTAATATTATTATTAATAGTATTAATGATTTAGATTATTTATCAGATTTATTTTTATTATTTAGTAATTTACAAAATCAACAGTTAATGAATAAATTATGTGTAAAAGTTTTAAAGTTATCCAATGAAAATAAAATTAATAAAGTTACATTATTATGTTTTAAAAAATTATTGAATCAAACATTAGATTTAGAAACATTAAATGTTGTTCTAGATTTTATTAATTTAATAAAAGATAAAGAACAATTTACAAATAAAAAAGAAATTAAATTGGTATTAATGAGTTTATTTTTATCAGTTGGTAAATATGTTGAAAATAAAGAGGTGATTGATAAATTTAATAAACTCATTTTAGATACATTTAATGAAGATGATATTACTAATATTGATAAATTATTAAATATAGAACAAATTGATAATAAAATATGTTTATTACATTTTTTAGTTGTTTTAACAACTAGTTTTTCTGCCTATTATGATACATATAATGAATTTTTAACTAAAAGAGAAGAAATTAAAAAAAATTTAGTAAATCTATTATCTAAAAACTTACCAGAATGCCAATTAGACCAAATTATATTATTACCAGTTAGTAATTTTTATTTATCATATCAAGGTATTCCTTCTGCTGATATATTTAAATTAAAATCAGAATTAATGAGAAAAATATGCCCTTCATTAAATTATATTAGACCTAATTTAAATTGCCCTAATAATAAGATTAGAATTTGTTTTCATTCTAATTTTTTAACCAGATTTCACAGTGTTTATAAAGATAGACATCAAATAATTAAACATATGAGTTTAGATGATAGATTTCAAGTTTATTTTTCAACCTATGATGATTTAAGTGAAGATGTTAAATATTCATTTGGTAATGCTAAACATATTAAAATTAGTGAACAACTAAGTCTTGCAAAAAATGATATTGAAAAATTAAATTTAGATGTATTAGTTTATTGTGAAATTAGTATGGACCCCAAAGCTTATTATTTAGCCCATATGAGATTAGCAAAAGTACAAATTAATACATGGGGGCATTCTGATTCATGTGGTATTAATACCATTGATTATTTTTTTAGTTCTAAATTATATGAATTACCATATGAAGAATCACAAACACATTATTCTGAAAAACTTGTTTTATTAAATTCATTATGCACTAGTTATAATAATCCTATACAACGTTATAATATTAATTTATTTAAATCAAGATATGAATTTGGATTTACAGATGAAGTAACAATATATTTTTGTGCTCAAAGTTTATTTAAATTTAATCCATTATTTGATGATTATATTATTGAAATATTACAAAATAATCAAAAATCTGTTTTAGTTATATTAAATAATGAATCAAAAACTCAAGTTCTCAAAAGATTTAATAATAAAAATATCACATCTAGAATACATATTTTCCCAATGTCTGCTCATAATATATATATGAATCTAATGTATATTTCTGATATAATTTTAGACCCTTATCCTTTTGGTGGTTGTAATTCATCATTAGAAGCATTTTCTATGGATAAAATAGTTATAACACATGAATCAAACATGATTAATGGTCGATTTACAGCTGGGTTTTATAAAAAAATGGGTCTTGATGAATTAATATGTAAAAATAAAAATGAATATGTAGAAAAAGCAACTACATTAACTGTTCCTAGTAATAATAATAAATACATAGAACAAATTAAAAAAAATAAATTACAATTATTTAATGATCAAGAATCAATAAATGAATGGAAAGAAAAAATTATGTCATTAGTGAGATTATAAAATATATATTAAATAGTAAGTTTTGATATGTATTCATATCTTTTTATTTGGTCATATGATGTTTCTATTTCTTTATTAAATAAACATTTAATAAATTCTTTAAATGAATTAAAATTCCAATTTTTCTCACTAAATGAAGAATCTGATTGTAATAATAAATCTTTTAAATAAGATAAATTTTTATTTTCCAATGTTTTATTATTATTAATAAATAATATTTTTTCGAATACATCACGTAATATATAAATTTTATTATTATATTCTTTATAGTAACGATAGTTATGATAATTTTTCCAATTATTATTGTTTATTTCTGATTTATCAATAATATAATTATCAAGTTGTATTATTTCTTGATATAAATGTTCTTCATTTTCATTTTTATCTGTGTCTAATATAATTTTAGGTTTTATTGGTTTTTCAAGTTTTACAGTTTTTTTACATAAAATAAATTCATCACATACATTTTTTAACATTGGAGGAGTATGTTTTTCTCCATAACAAATAACTTTTTTACCAGATGAACGTAAAAAAGTAGCAATATGATAAAAATCACTATCTGATGACATTATTATATATGTATCAATAATTGGATTATTATAATATTCTTTTATCATATCTAACATCAATTTAATATCTGTTGAATTTTTATTTGGTAAATTTATAACAGATATTGATTCAATTCCATTATTTAATATCATAGATTTCCATTTATCATCCATTTTTTCAGTAAAATCAAAATAAATTCTTTTTATACATATCCGGCCTTTTAATTTTATTTCATCAAAATTTTCTTGAAATGTTGTTTTATTTACATTATCGCCATCTATAAATAATGCAATGTTTTGTAGTTGTTCCATATTTTATTATATAAAATAATGTTTAAATAATATTTTATATGATATGTTATATCATAATGTCTTTTCAAAAAAAATATTTAAAATATAAACAAAAGTATTTAGATTTAAAATATAAAAATCAAAAAGGTGGTGCATCATATGACCCAGATTTGGAGTTAGCAATTAAAGAATCATTAAATCCTCGTTATAGTGGTATACCACTTGTGTGTAAACAAGAAGCTGCAAGAACAAATGGTTTTATATATATAGATATTCCTCCAGATGGTAATTGTTTATATCATTGTATAGCAAGACATATGGGTAAAACACATAGCAAAGTCAGAGAAGAAATAACTGATTATATAGATAGTAATAGAGCTCAATTTACACGGATACCAGGGCAAATAGAAGAAGGGATTGATGAGTATTTAACAAAACAACGAAGACTTAAAGTGTATGGTGATTATACAATTATATTAGCAGCAGCTGCATTATATAATATACACATTTTAGTTTATACTTTGACTCATGATCAAACAAATAATACTTGCTCTTTTATACAACCGATTGACGAATATAATATAAGAACTAATATAGTAACAAATAGAAGAATCATGTCACCATCAAAACAACCTCTTTGTTTATCACATGAATCAGTCATACATTATGGATATTTAGAAACTAAATTAGAATCATCAAATTCTAATCAAAATTCTATTTCTACAGGTGTAGGTGCAGGTGTAGGTGCAGGTGGAGGTGGAGGTAATACTTCTAATACTTCTAATACTAATAATACTGGTAATCGCCCTGTTACTTCTAATACTAATAATAGTTCTAATACTTCTAATACTATTAATACTGGTAATCGCCCTGTTACTTCTAATACTAATAATACTTCTAATACTTCTAATACTAATAATACTGGTAATCGCCCTGTTACTTCTAATACTAATAATAATGGTAATCGCCCTCTTACTAATACTACTAATACTAATACTACTAATACTACTAATACTAATACTACTAATACTAATACTAATAGTGGTATTGGTAATCGTCCTTTTACTAACACTACTAATACTAATACTGGTAATCGTCCTTTTACTAATACTACTAATACTGGTAATCGTCCTTTTACTAATACTACTAATACTGGTAATCGTCCTTTTACTAATACTACTAATACTGGTAATCGTCCTTTTACTAATACTAATACTGGTAATCGTCCTGTTACTTCTAATAGTACTTTTGGTAGCGCTGTTGGTACTTATAGTAATAGTAATCGTCCTTTTGGTAGTGCTGTTGGTACTTATAGTAATAGTAATCGTCCTTTTGGTAGTGCTGTTGGTACTTATAGTAATAGTAATCGTCCTGTTACTTCTAATAGTACTAGTACTTACGGTAATGATAATCGATATAATAGTAATGATAATCGATATAATAGTAATGATAATCGATATAATAGTAATAGCATTGATGCTGATGATAACGTTACTATCATATTTGAACAAATTGAGATTTTAGAAAATGAATTAGCTAATATTAAATATGAAATTGAACAAACATATACAGAAACAGACATTATAAATTTACAAATAAGAGAAAGAGAACTAAAATTAGAATTATCTAATTTAAAAGAATTAATAAATGAATCTTTAAAAAAAAAATACTTGAAGTATAAACAAAAATATTTACACTTAAAAAATATGAATAAAATTTAAAATGATACTAAATTTTTATTAATAAAAGGTTTATTAATTTGATTATTAATAAGAACAATTTCTTTATTAATTGATTCTAATTTTGCATTTTTCTTATTAATATAATATTTATTTTCTGTTTCTACACATGATTTTGCTAAATGATTAAGTGAACAACATTTACCTTTATTTTCACAATTAAATTTTAAATATTCATCATCTTTTAATTCACCTATAAAATTTATATATAATAATCTATGTAATGCTATTTTTTTATTTTTATAAAAAAAACTGATATAACAATTATTTTTTTTACTATTTAAATTTGTAACATACCCATTCCATAAACTACAATTATCATCAAATATATCATTAGATAAATTTGAAGAAATTCTTTTTAAATCAGAAAAAGTTAATTTTTTTTCTAATGAAATATTTTGTTTTTGATTTTTAATAAGTTTACATAATATAATATCATTATTTGTTGTCATTAATATTAATTAGAAAAAATTGTTGCATATGTATATAAATAATTATCAATATAATAATTATATTTATTTCTGCCACCTAAAATAATATTATGTACAGTTATTTTTTTATCATAACCAACATATTCACTATCAAATGATGATTTATATGATTCAATAATAACATGGTCTCCATCTAAAATATTAGTTAATGTAATAGAAACAGATGCATCGTAATTACCATTATAAAATTTATTAAATCCTTTTAGATTATATTCTAATTTAAATGGTAAAATTTTAGCATCAATTTCAAAATTATTAATAATATAATTAGGATTTGATATTTTAATATTAGTAATTAAAATTTTATTTTTTGGTGTAAAATAATCTTTATATTTTGAAGTAAAATCAATAATTACAGAGTCTGTACCAGAACCTTCATCTTTTATCAGTCGTTGTATTGATTTTATAGAAATATTAGTATTTGTATTTTTATCATATATTTTATCTACATTATTAAATTCTAATAATAATAGTCTTGGTTTTATAGAACCATATAATATAAAATCATCACATGTATAATTTTTATTTTTAAATTTAATATTTGATACATATACTTTACATTTAGTTGTTATATTTTTTTGTTCAAAATTAACATCAATAGAATCAATACTTAAATTATATGGAACAACTATATTATTTATGGTACCAGTTGTAGTCCCATCATATTCTTTAATATCAATAATACATTTAATTTTAATATTTTTTTGCAGAATTGTACAATTAACATATGTATCTGATATAATATAATTTGGATTAGATAATTTGATATTTTTAATAAAAACTTTATTATCGCCAATATTAGGATTTTCAAAATGTGCATCATATGATAATAATCGTATATTTATATTATCATCAAATTTTATTTCCTTAATGATTGCATTTGTTGTTCCATCATACTCTTTTGTTTGAACTACAATAGTAGGATTTAAATATTTTGGTTTAATTGTTCCTTTTGTTATAATATTTTTTATTTTATAATTATTATTTGAACATATAATATTATTAATAAATACATTTTTATTAATACCAATAGTTTTATCTTCAAAATATGCATTATAACTAATTATATTTAAACTAGTATCAAATTTAACAATTGTATCTGATATATTATCATAATTTTTTATTATTTCATTTACATTAATATTAATTTCTTGTGGTAAAATATTAGCTATTGTTTCATATTCATCTTTTAATATATAATTTTCTTCCAAATTTTCTAAAATTTTAATTTTAACTTTTTTATTACTTCCAACATTTATATCATTAATTGTTGCTTCATACTTAATATTTAAATTATAATTTGGTTTTACAATTACATTATTTGTACCATCGTATATTTTATCTGAACATATAAATTCCAAGTTTATTTCACTTGGTTCTATAGTACCAATACATTTATATTTATTTATTTTATAATTGTTTGCATGTAGTCCTTCTAATATTATTTTATTAATAGTAATTTCTTTATTATTACCAATATTAGAAGTTGTAAATTTTGGATTAATAAATTTAATTTTTACGTCGTCGGTAGATAAAATATTAGTTGTATTATATTTTAAATTAATATCTAAATTTGTATCATATAATTTTTTAATATTATAAAATTCTATAAATAATTCTTTTTTTTCAATGGTACCTTGTACTTTAATAGGTTGTATTATATTATAATTATCTGCATCAATACCACCTAATAAAATATTGTTAATATTAACAGTTTTTGTTCCTACATTATAATCTGTAAAATTAGCATTATAATCTGATATATATATATTATCATTACTACAAATTCCTTTAATACCATTAAAAACAGCTTCTGCTTTTGTTGTACCATCATAATTTTTTGTATTGATTGATAATAATAAATTAAGTGTTCTATGTAATATATTTCCGTATATAATTGTATCTTCAATATAATAATTATTTTTATTATCTAATTCAATATTAGTAATTTTAATTTTTTTATTTGTACCTACATTTTTATCATAAAATTCTGCTTTAAAACTTTTAACTTTTGATAATTTATGTTCTTTATATCTTACAATCGCATCTTCTTTTGAATCATAAACTTTATCAATTGAATAAAAATCTATTTGTATTTTTTGTTTATATACTGTTATTTTATTTAAATTAATTTTACCAATTTTATAATTATATTTATCTCTACCTATAATTTTTAAATTATTAACATAAAAATCTTTATTTACATCTGCATTAATATTTTTTAGTAGACATGAATATTCTAAATCAATTATATCTTCTATAAAAACACTGTTATTATCAAATTCATATACTGATTCAATTATATTATTTTCATTATATATTTTATCTTTACCTGTTATATTAACATTAATAATTTTTTGTATAATATTACCTTTTAATATTTTATTTTCTAAAATAAAATTATTATTTGATATTTTAATATTTGATATAATAACAGTTTTATTATTACCTACATTTTTATCAGAAAATTCTGCATCATATGATATGATTTCAAATAGTTTACTTTCTTCAAATATAATTTCAGCTTTTGTTGACCCATCATATATTTTTTCAACAACATTAGCTGTATATTCATATATAGATGGTAAAATAGTTCCGTAAATGTTTTCAGATTTAGCAGTATAATTAAATGCATCTTTACCTTTTAATTTAATATTATTTATATTAATGACTTTATTTGTACCTATATTTGAATCTTCAAAATTTGCATTATAATTATCTAATACGACATTATCAGTACTATAATAACCGTCTACATTAATTAATTTTAATTTTACATTTGTTGAATTTATAATATAAAATTGTGGTATTGATTCAAAATACATTAATAACTCTTTTGGTTTCACAATTGCTTCTACTTCATATGATGTGTTACATGTATAATTTGGATTATCTATAATAATATTACTAATAATTACTGTTTGCTTGCCAACTGATGCATTTTTTAAAATAGCTTTAAAACTTTTTATATTAATTGGATTGGGTGAAGTCCATTTTACATTAATATTTTTATTATTATTATATATTTTCTCATCTGGTATAAATGTTATATCTATCATTTTAGGATGAATATGTCCTCTAATAATAATATCATCTATTACATAGTTTTCTGATTTTTCAGAATTTACTTTTATATTCGAAATAAATATTTTTTTATTCTTACCAACATTTGAATCAATAAATATTGCATCATATAATAATTTATGTGGTGAATTATATTTTACTTTAACTAATTGCGTACCATCATATATTTTTTCACATGTATTATAAACTATATTTAATTTACACGGTAATACATTAATCAAAAAATTTAATTTTGTTTTAATAAAATTAAATGAATAACTAACATTAATTATATATTTATTAACATCTAAATCCGATGGTATAATAATATTTCCAACAGAGTTCATTTTAAACTCTTCGCATTCAAATGTTCCATTAATTGGTAAAAATTTAGGAGCAGGAATAATAGTTTCTTCACCATGTATTACATCATATGAATTTGTATTATAGTGTATATATGGATATATTTCTAAAAAATAAGTTGTTTTTGCTTTAATACCATTAATTTCATAATAAATAATAATCTCATAATTAGCTATATTTATATTTTTATTTAAAATGATTTGACCTGTTTTACTATTAATTTCAAAAAAATCATTGTCTAATATACTAAAAACACCATTTTCTGGTTCTACATTTGGACTTTCTGATATAAATTTAGAACCATAAAATATTTTTCTTCTATTTATTGTATATTCTATGATTGGATTGATATCAAAATTATAAACAATATTATTTTTAATATTATTATATGTATAAAATATATCTAAATTAAAATTACCAATTATTTTATTATTAAATTTTGATAAACATAATATATTACCTTCTAATGGTATTTTTAAATTATTAGATAAATAACCGTCTGATGGAGAAATATTTATTATAACATCTTTTAAATAATTATTAATATTTATAGATTGTTTATCTTCTAATATAGATACATATGGTTTTACTATTAAAATAAAATTGTTAATCTTGTTTATATTATTTTTATTATAATTTATTTCAAAATTATATTCACCAACATCAATTATTATATCAAAATATATTATACCATTTTTTGGATTAATATATACATTAGGTATTGGATTTAATATTGTAAAAATACCATCATGTTCTTCATCTAAAAAAGGTTCTTCTGATGATTCTTTAAATCCATAAATTATTTCTTTTTGTTTATTAACGTAATAAAAATGTGGGTTAACTTGTATTTCAAAAAAACTTGTTGTTTTATAATTATTAATTTCATAAGTTATATCAATTTTATAATATCCAGATGGAATAAAATCATTAATTTTAACGACACCATTTTTTTGTGTAATTGATAACGATTTTATATATTTGAAATTTTTATCAATATCAAATTTACCACCATATTCACTTATAAATGGGATATCTGTAGATACAAAATTACCATAATCAACTATTAATTTATTAAATGATAATATTGGTTTAACATAAAGTGATAAATTAACTGTTAATGCAATATTATTTATTTTATATGTTATTACAACACTTTGTAATCCTGCTTTAGATTCATTTATTGAAAAAATACCTGTTTTATTATCAATTGTTATACCTATAATTTCATTTAATATCATAAAATCACCACCACATGGTTTAATTATTGGTTGAGGTGATGTATATTTAGTCCAATGATCAATATAAATACTATTATCTTTTATACAATAATCTATTGATGGATAAATATTAAATGAAACAATAGATTTTACTTCAATTCCTTCAACTATACTTATTATAACTAATTTATAATTTCGTGCATCTACATTATTATTAAAAGTTATAATTCCTGTATTTGAATCAATTAATACTCCTGTAATTTCTTCCTCTAGTTTATAATGTAAATTATTACTTGTTACTAAATATTCTGGAACTACTTTTGGTTGTATTTGTATTTTTTCAACTTCATTAAAATAAAATGAATAACCTTTGTAATATATAACTGGTTTAATTGTTACTTTAACTGACGTTTCTTGACGATTGTTTAATGATACTAATGATACTGTTAAATTATAAATGCCTACTTTTAAAGTTGGTTTTATTAATATAGTACCATTATTTTTATTAATTTCAATATCAGATTTTAATTCATTTGGTAAATTTATAAAATCAAAATTATTTTCTAAATTTTCTGAATTATCTGCAAGTATAATACTAAATTCACTTTTATAACTTAAAATTATATCATTTTGTTTGTAATTTAAATATGACATTATATATGTATAGATTTTATATAAAGATTTTTAAACTTATAATAAATAAAAAAAACTTATAAAATTTATTAAAGAAATGAATCTATTTCTAATAGAATATCATTACAACATCTATTATTATTACTATTTGTAATATCAACTAATGTCTCTATTTTATCTATCCAACTATATGGCATCGTTACTAATTCTGATATTAGTTTATCACCAGATTCATAAATATATTTATCTACTCTTAATGTTTTATAACCATCACCGCGTGTTATAATATCTATAAAATTTGCTCTAAATCTGAATTGCAATTTTTGATTATGAAATAAATATCGACGACCTTTTACTAATTTAATATCCATAATTATAATTTAATAAATTATAATTATTATATTATTCAATTTTTTAACAAAATGATTTAAAATAAATTTATTAGTTTTACACTAAAATGATTTAGGATAAATTATTTTACCATGTTTCAAATTTATCATTTGTATATTTAAAATCAGGTTTATTATATAGTTCGGTTTCATCTTTATATCGTTTCATTGCACTATCAATGTCTGTACTTTTTCCTTCAATATTAGTATTAATATTATTAACTTTAAAAGCTGTATCTAAACTTGTATATTTATCAGTTGCAATACCCCCACCATCTATGTATAAATTATCAAAAGCAACATCTAAACTAGTATAATTATTATTAATAGTTAAATCAGATTGTGTATTTATTTGAATAATTTCTGATTTTTTATTCTCAAATTTAGAATTAAACTCATTTCTATCTGAAATATCTTCTTTTGGAATATCAAATTGTTGTTCTCTTTCTCTTACTATTTTATCATAATTTTTTTTAATATTATTTTCAGAAAATGATGATAAATTATGTTTATTATTTAATTCATTTATTTTTTCATCAAATGTTTTTTGTGCATCTTCTTTATTAACAATTGGTGTATTATTTAAATTTTTTTTAAAAGTATTTTTTAAATCAAAATGATCTTCTACTTTTTTATTTAAATAATCATCGTAATTTTTTCTGTGTTCTTTATTAGTTAAAATTGAATTTGCCTGTATAATATGTAAATAAATATCCTCTTCGGCTTCACTATTTTTATCAGGATGAAAATTTAATATTAAATTTTTATAAGCTTTCTTGATTTTATTTTCTGAAGCATCAGGAGATATATTTAATATTTCATACAAATTAAATTTAAGATTATCAAAATTCATTATATATTAATATTAAAATATATTTTTTTAAACGATTATTTTCTAATAATTATAAATGAATAATCGTAAAAATAATAGCATCTCCGATGCGTATATACACCCTTTTAAGGGCTATAAATTAGAACAAAATGATAAAAATAATAAATTAGAACAAAATGATAAAAATAATAAATTAGAACAAAATGATAAAAATAATAAATTAGAACAAAATGATAAAAATAATAAATTAGAACAAATAACTGCATGTTTAATATATGCTTCATTATTTGATACTATTGGATTTGGAAATGGTAATGTAGAATTTAATTATAATATTGATATTAATTTTAAAGATAAAACGTATATAATGCCTATTAATAATTATATTTCTACTGAATATTTTTTTAATGGAGGTTATAAAAATTTAGATTATAATAAATTACTAGCAAGTGATGATACTATATTATTAATGGCAACAACTAATGCATTAATAAATGGTGGCGGTGAACAAAATTATATTAATGCATATCTAGATGTTTTTAATAAATACTATATTAAAGATAATGATAAACGTTATTTTGGTCTTCAAACAATTGAATCATTAACATATCTTAATAAATTTGCTAAATCAAATAAAAAAAATGAATCATTTATTAAAAATATACAAATATCAAAAAAAATGGGTGGTAATGGTGCAAGTATTCGTACAGCTACTATTGGTATTAAATATTTTAATGATATTGATAAAATTATTCAAGAATCGTTAATTGCTAGTAGAATTACACATAATTATTATATTGGATACTTAGGTGGTGTTGTTTCTGCTTTATTTACATCATGGGCTTATCAAAAAATTAGTCCTTTTTTATGGATTGCTAAATTAATTGAATTATATGAAAATAAAATAATTAATAAAAATATAAATTTAGATAATAATAATGAAATTGATGATTATTTTTATAATTGGATAAAATATAAAGAAATTAGATTTGATAGTTTAATTAAAAATAATAAGTTTATTCAACCATATCATGTTTTTGAAATAATAGCACAATTTAATCCAGAATATACAACTAATAATTTTACTTTTAATAAAATTGGTTCAAGTGGTTTAGATTCTGTTATTTTTGCATATGATTCTTTAATTATGTCATCAGTTTCAGATTCTAAATTTAATTTTGAATCATTAATATATTTTGGATGTTTACATATAGGTGATTCTGATTCAACTGGTGCAATTTTAGGAGCTTGGTATGGAGCTTATAGTGGTTTTAATGATTTTGAAAAATCTATTATTAATAAAATGGAATTTAGTAAAGAGTTATTAGATATTTCTAATAAATTATATAAAACAATTAAAGAATAATTTTATGTTATAATAAATGAATTCAAATAATAGTACAAATAATAGTACAAATAATAATACAAATAATAATACAAATAATAGTACAAATAATAGTAAAAATAATTCTTATAATAAAAAGAATCAAAAAAAATCACGATATAATTCTTCATATTATAATAAATACAGTACATCTAATCAATTACCATATTATGAACAGTATAATCAATATTATGATCAGTATAATCAATATTATGATCAGTATAATCAATATTATGATCAGTATAATCAATATTATGATCAACATAATCAATATTACAACCCTTATAATCAATATTACAACCCATATAACATTGATTATACCCAATCTAATCAAATAAATTATCCTCCATATAATTCAAGTAATAATCCTCCATATATTCCAGTAAATAATCCTCTATATATTCCAGTAAATAATCCTCCATATATTCCAGCTAATTTGTCAAATAAATCACCAAATAATATTATTAAAACACAAAAAAATATTGATTTCAAAGATATCAAAATAGAATGTTTAGAAGATTTAGTAAAATTAATTGATAATAATAAATATGATTCACAATATGAATACAATATTGATTTAGAAGGATTAACAAAAATAAAAGATGATTTAATTCAATTAATTAGTATGATTGGATTAAAAAAACTTAAAAAATCAATATTTGAACAAATATTATATTTCATTCAAAAATTACAATCTGATGATTTTAAACATACAGTTTTATATGGACCACCTGGAACAGGCAAAACAGAAGTTGCAAAAATATTAGGTAGAATTTATTCAAAAATTGGTATTTTATCAAAAAATATTTTTAAAAAAGTATCACGTTCTGATTTAGTTGCTGGGTTTTTAGGACAAACAGCTATTAAAACAAAAGATGTTATTAAACAATGTTTAGGGGGTGTTTTATTTATTGATGAAGCATATAGTTTAGGTACAGTTTGTAAATCAGATAGTTTTTCACGTGAATGTATTGATACAATATGTCATGAATCTAGTGAACATAAAAAAGATTTAATTATTATGATTGCTGGATATGAAAATGAATTAAAAGAATCATTTTTTGAATTAAATAAAGGATTAGATTCTAGATTTATTTGGAGATTTGAATTTGAACCATATTCTGCACATGAATTATCAGAAATATTTTTATTAAAAATTAAAGAATCTAATTGGAATATTAATATTGATTCTAAAGAATTACAAAAATGGTTTGAAACTAATATAAGTAGTTTTAAATTTTTTGGAAGAGATATTGAAGTATTATTTCTTAAAACTAAAATTGCACATTCAAGAAGGATTTTTGGATTAGAAAAAGAATTTATTAAAAAAATTAATATTTCAGATTTAAACAATGGTTTTATTTTGTTTAAAGAAAGTATTAAAGAAAAGAAAAGTATTATTCCATCAATGTATTGCTAATAATAAATTAATAAACAATAGGGTATTGCTAATAATAAATTAATAAACAATAGGGTATTGCTAATAATAAATTAATAAACAATAGGGTATTGCTAATAATAAATTAATAAACAATATTAATCAATAATATTATATTTTTTTTTTAGCTCAGGTGTTAATATTGTATTTTCAGGTAATGCAATATATATACGTCCACTTGATGTGATATCTCCTGTTGAAAATAGATATGCATTATCAGTAATATTTTCTATATTACGTATCCAATTAAATCCATATTTTATATGACTATTCATCTCTAATAATTGTGCTTTTGAATAAGTTATCATCTTATTTTAATATATTATATTATAATATATTAAAATATCATTTTTTTATATAATTAATTAATTCTTAAAAAAGTTTTTAATCCTTCAACTGTTCTGGGACCATTATACAATTCTACACCAGAATCATTAACTACCACAACAGATGGATATCCTTCAATATTGTAACGACTGCATAATTCAGCATTTGAATCATTATCACATTTAACATCAATTGCAACAACATTTTGTGATTCTTTTAATGAATTACTGAATGTATTCCAAACAGGTTGAAACATTTTGGAAAATCCACACCATTCAGTATTAAAATTATAAACAATAGTTTTTCCTTGACTCTCATTTACTTTTACTTGCACTTCTTTATTATTAACACTTTTAACTAAATCATCAACAGTTCTAGGTCCATCATATGTTTTAAAATCTGTATTTCTAACAATTATAACAGTTGGATATGCTCTAATATTATATTTTTTACATAATTCATTATTTGCTTCATCGCATTTAATATCATATGTTTTAATATTATCATCCTTTACTTTATCACAAAATTGGTCCCAAACTGGTTGAAATTTTCTAGAATATCCACACCATGAAGTATTAAAATTATAAACACTTACTGAATCAGTTTCACTATTAGTAAATTTTTCTTTATTATTATTTTCATCACTTGGTAGTATGTTCATTAATCCAGAAAGATTTCTTTTACCTTCATAATGTTTAAAAGTATCATCGCTATTTACTATAATAACAGATGGAAATCCTTCAATATTATATTTTTGGACATAATCTAAAACTTCTTGTGTATTTTCATCACATTGAACTTTATTAATTTTAATATTTTGATTATTAGAAACTTTATTTTCAAATTCTTCAAATATAGGTTTAAATGAAACACAATGAGGGCACCAAGAAGCCCAGAAAAAATAAATAGTTATTTGAGTATTTGAAAATTTTTCATTTAAATTATTTAAATTACTTGGATTAGAATCGGTTTTAATATTATTTTCAATTTTTGCATTACATATACCATTGTCCATCAAAATTTCATTTAAAAAAACATGAATTAATATTACAATAAAAATTAAAATTAAAATGTTTTTTATAAATGAATAGTTATCTAATTTATAACTCATTAATTTATATTAGAAAAAATATAAAAATATTTAAGTTTTTTTTTTCTAGATTATAATATAATAATTATGTCTTCAAATAACGATTCGTATTATGAAAAATTTATGGGCTTTTTTGGTGGAGCAAAAAACTTCCCAGCAATTAAATTATACATTCATGCTTTATTCAATTTAAAATCAAAAGTTGTTCCTTCTAATAATTTATGTGATACCTTTTTATGTAATTTAAATGCTGGTAGAACTATAGGTAATTTACCTTATGATTTATCTGTATTTATTCATCATATATATAGAGACCTTCTTTCTCCTGCTACTGTTAATTCTCAAAAAGATGAAATTATAAATGCTGTTAAATACGTAGGTAGTTTATATAACGGTACTTCATTTGATATTAACATTGCAGATAGATTAGCTATGATTGTACAAGATCATGCAACTGTTATGTCAGATACTACTAGCATTACTACCAATCCTAAAGATTGGGGTCGTACTGCTGATGTTATCATGAAACCAGGGCTACCTGCATATATAGCTCAAAAAGGAGCTGGAACACCAGTAGTAACTTTAGCTAATATGTTAAATACATTTGATATTGAAAAACCTACTGCTGAATATCAAAGAATTTTAGCTAAAAAAGTATCATTCTATAACTTATCATTATATGAAATGAAACAATTAGCTCTCTCTCATGTTAGTAATGCAGTAAATACCAATAAAGGTTCTCCTGCTTCATACTGGCAACCTAAACCTTCTGGACCCTCTAGTACTGTTGGATACTACAGAAAAGAAGCTGACCCCTCCAAATTATACAAACTTGTTAAAGATGCATCTGGTAATAAAACTGAAACTGAGGTACAAGCTGGATCTAAATATCACACTGATGTTATGTCTAAACCCGCTACTTGTAATGATATTCATGGCGTAAATGCTGTAGATAATGATTCATGTACCAGATTCGTTATGGATTGTTTAATGGGTGATAAAAAAGGTATGGATGATGATAGATGTAAAAACACATTAAAAAATTCTAAATTTTGGGAAAACACTAAAAAAGAAGTTTTTGAAGATATGTTACCTGATGTTGCATGCAGTATTCTCGATAGTTTTGGTTTCCAAAAAGTAAGAGTAACTAATCCTAATGGAAAATCACCTAATACTATTAATGAATATGAAGATAAAGGTTTATGGCTTGCTAGATTAAATAAAAACTTTTCATCTGATTATGATCCTATTAGTAAAAATACTAACCTCATGTCATATTTAGATATGTTATTAAATAAAGTTAATGGTTCACCTGCTATTTTAAATACTAATTATTATAGTAAATCTCCCAATAATATTAATAGATTTGGTAGTTCTTGGTTAGGTCAACGTGGTATATCAGGTGCTAATACTGGAAATAATTCTAATTTTGTTTCTGTAGGTAATTTAGCATCTGTATTAGGTTCTAATTTAGCAAGTACTAAACTTGCTTTTGGCTTATCTCCTATCATCCAACCTATTATTGTAATGAGAGGTGGTAATATTAATATGTCAATCCAACAACGTGCTTCACAATCAGTACCATCATCATCATGGGTTGAACAAGCACAAAAATCTAGTCCTATATTAAAAGAGGCATTACACTTTTTTAACAGTGAACTTGGTAAAATTAATAGAGAAATTGATGAAACAGACTTTAAAGCATTACTTAAATCTGTTGAAGATTTAGAAAATAGTGAAACCTTATTACAAAAAAATGTTTTACTTATGCACGAATATTTAAATATCATGTTAAATTTTGATAATCAAAGTGAAATGAATAAAAATGAAACTTTAGATAATATTAAAAAATTTGTTGAATCTTCTGGAAAGAGAATAAACAAAATTGAAAAAGGTAGCAATAATTTAATAGTTGCATTACAAAAATTAAGTAATGCATTAGACATTTCTGTTAATGGTAAACAAGTTTTAACAAATTAAATAAATCAGTTTTAACAAATTAAATATTTTAACAATGTTTTTAAGTTTTTTATATAAAATATCTTAAAAACAATTTCTTTATAGTTTATTAATAATGGGAATAGGATTATTAAATTTAGTATCTATTGGTAAAGAAAATATATATTTATCAACAGAACCAGAAATTACTTATTTTAAAATAGCATACAAACGCTATTCTAATTTTTCTACAGAAACAATTGCACAATATTTTAAAACTGTGCCTGATTTTGGAAGAAAAGTTACTGTTAATATATCTAAAACTGCAGATTTATTAGGTCAAATATATTTGTGGGTAAAATTACCAGATATAATAACATCAAATCATTCAACATTACCAAATGGTATAAAAAAGTTTGCATGGAATAAAAAAGTCGGTTTAAGTATTATACGTTATGTTGATTTAGAAATAAGTGGTATTTTAATTGAACGAAATTATGGTGATTGGTTAAATATATGGTATGAATTAACAACTACCTTAGGTAAACAAAAATCATTTACTAAAATGGTAGGTGATATAGATTTATTAACAGATTATACTAATGGTAAAAAATCTTATAGTTTAAATATACCATTAAATTTTTGGTTTTGTCAAGATAGTGGATTGGCATTGCCTCTGGTTTCTATGATTCACAATGATATTAAAATACATGTTGAATTTAATGATTTTGATTTGTGTTTCAAACAATCACCAACACATTATATTAATGTAAATGATACTATCTGTTTATTTAAACCAAATGAAATTATTCAACAAACTTATAATTCAAATACAGTTTCTGGCAGATTTGTTTATTTTGATTTTGTTAATCAAAATATTTATTATAATAAAATTAAAGGTGATTTTGTGATACCAACAAGTGTTAATCAAAAAATACCTATTATTGGTCAAGAATCATTATATGAAACTAATATAAATGTAACTACTACTGTAGTTAAGGATGAATCATATTTTAGATTTAATAATCCCTCTATAATTGAATCATATTTACTAGTAAATTATATTTATCTTGACAATGACGAGAGATTTAAATTTTTAACAAAAACACATCAATATTTAATTCCTGTTGTTCAAAATATTCCAGAACAAATTGCATATAGTACAAATATATCATATAAAATACCATTTATTAATCCTAATAAAATTATATTTTGGAGATGCTGTCTATTATCTAACATTAATAATAATGACTCTTTTAATTATACTATTAATAATGAACCAATATGTGAAAAATCACAAATTATACTAAACTCTGTTTCCAGAATAGGTTCTACTAATAATGAAGTTTATACAATCTTACAAAACCATATGAATAATTTTGTATCATCACAAAATGGTATTAATATGTATTCATTTGCTTTAAATCCTATGGAATTTCAACCATCTGGAACATGTAATTTTTCACAAATTGATGATACATATTTACAACTGACGTTAAATAAAAAAATAAATTATCAAAATCCTGTTAATATTAGAGGTTACGGAATTCAATATAATTTATTTAGAATAGCCGATGGTTTAGGTGGTCTCGGTTATTTTTTATAATTATTCTGGTTTATTAATAGCTAATGAAATATCATTTATTATCTTCTCTTGATTATTAAATAATATATTTTTAACTTTATCAACTTTAAAATCCAAATAATTTTTATATTCTTTATTATTTGAATTTTCATCAATAAATGGTTTACTTTCATCGATAAATTTTAAAAAGAATCTTGATAATATTTTTCTATTATTTTCACTTAATTTATTATTTTCGTCAAATTCGTTATATATTTCTTCTATATTATCTAATCTATTTGCAACTAATTTATTTAATACTACATTTTTATCGTTATTAATAAATACTCCAGATTTTTCATCGTAAATATAAACATCATTATCACGTTTATTTGTAATTATAATGTTTTTAAGTTGGTCATATTTTCCAGCACATGATATTTCAACAAGTTTTTCAATGGATTCACAACCTTGATTTAATATTAACTTTTTTTCTTTATCTGATATTAAAGCAAGTATATTTTCTTTTCCAAATGGTTCAATTTTAAAATGATTATGAACTATATTTTGAATATTTGTTGTATTATTAGAATTTAAGTTAGAATTATTCATATTGATTTTATTTTGGAGTATCTTATTTATTTTTTTAATAGTTGGATTATTATGAGATTTTTGTTCTTTTTTTATTAACGAATATTCTTTTCTTATTTCTACTTTTTTTAGTTCTAAATTAATTTTGGCTAATTCTATTTCTTTAGTATGATTAAATTTTTCTAATTCAATTTCAGCTAATTTAATTTCTTTTTCTTTATTAATCTCTGCTAATTTAATTTCATTATTATGGTTTTCTTGTGCTTTATTGTTATAATTTATTTTACATTTTTTTTCATGGACCCATTTACTATTACGATGTGAAAATGGTTTATTACAATATTCGCATATTATTTTATTGTCATTTTGTTTGCAAAATGTTTGTTTTTTGTTGTCATGTATATCAATATTTTTATGAAAATTTTTGTTGTGTGTCCATAAAGTTTTATAACTTGAATATATTTTATTACATATATCACATTTATATTCATCCTCTTTATCCTCCATATATATATTATATTAGATATTATATTCTTAAATGTTTTTTAATTAAAATAACAATAATATATCCTCTTTATACATGATGTATAAAAAATACAAAATGGCGGGGGGGGAGTTGACCAAAAATATATCTCCAAAACTTTTTACTATTATTTTTACAAATACAAATATAATAATTATAATACTTTTACAAATATAATAATTATAATACAAATACAAATTAGATCCAACTAAGAGCACCCATCCCGCTCATAATTCTCAATATTTGATATTCTTTAACAATAATTTTTAAATTATATGGTTCAATTAATACATTTGGATTAGATTCAATTTCAATAGAAACATTTTCCAAATGATTAAAATTTAAATGTCCACTAGGTTGATATTGTGCTGGATTTAATGAAAAGGTGATTGCATAATAACCAGTTGGTGGAGAGGCTTGAAATTTATCATACATACAACAGTTTAAATAATTACTAGTACCGACTAGTTGTTTATCATTAACTTTTAATGTAAAATTATTAATAGGACTAGTTTCTGTATATTTTTCTTTATTCTTATAAATTTTACTAAAATATATAGTTAATGCAACTAAATTATTATTATAATATTTTTCTAATAAATATAATTCATATTTTAAATCAAATAATGATAAATATTTATTTGCTTTTATATTTATTATTCGTGTGCTATTATTTAATAAAAGTTCTTTACTAACTTTATCCATTATTGCAAAATCATTAGAGTATGAAAAATCTGGATAAACACGCGTAACAATAAATGTATTATATAATTCTAACATTATTTTATAATGTGATGCTTTTTCATCCTGTTCATAATATATAGTTTTATACGAAGTGTCATCTTTATGGTATATCGGTTGTGAAATAAATATAATATCTTTAATCAAATTACTAAATTTGATAGGAACAAATTGTAATTCTTTATGAATCAAACTAGATGAATAAATTTTAAATCTTTCGATTAAATATTCATGTTGTGATGAACCAAATAATTTACGTTCATTTGTATCTAATAAAATTGAATCAATACATAATTCCAATTTAATTTGTGGTTTATCATTATATTTAACTGGTTGTTTAATAATTGAATCAAATGAATTTAATTGATAATCTAATAATATCTCAGTATACGGAAGTGCTATTAATGGTAATGCCATTGTAGAATTATAATTAAACCAAAAATTTAATGGTAAAATAGTTTTCCATGATGTAGGTGTTTCTATAATTTTAATAATTTTATCAAGTTGTAATTGTTTTTCTTTTGTTTGATATAAATTATAATAAATATTAAATGTTTCAGATGTTAATGTTTCAATAACTTGATCACCCATTTTAAATGTAATATTTTTAAACCATTCAAATGGTGATTTGAATTCAGGTATTATTTTATTAGTAATTATATTACTTTGACTAATAGTTTTCATTTTTAAATTGTCACATTGAACTAATTCATAATTATTATATTTATTATTTAATTTAATATTAACATTCGAACTAGCAATATAATATCTAGGATTTATAGTCTGTGTTGAAAAATTTAATTCTAAAACACTTGAATTCATAAATACATTAACTTCATTTAATTTATCTTGAAAATAAAATGAACAATTTTGATAATTTTCTTGTTTATATTCAATAGTAATAACATTTATATTATTATTTATTTTATAAATTTCAGATAAATTAAGTAATTCAGTAGAACCAATAATTATGTTATAATCATCAAAAACATAAAATAATTTAACAACTCGTGTACTTGTTAGTGAAACTAAATTTAATTTAGTATTATTTATGTCTGGTATTATACTTAATAGTGTTAATTTATATAAATATCTATTATTGGTATCGCAATTAATATATAATTTGGGTGTATTCAAAAATTGATAATCATAATCTAAAGTAATTTTAATTTGTTGATTTAATTTAGGTTGATATATAATCGTATCACTATTATATTCTTGCTTAAAAATAATATTACCTACGATATTTTGATTATTTACATTTATTTTTATCATAGTATTTGTAACATAAATTGTATTAGTAGATATGTCGTTGATATAATATTTATAATTATTAGTAATTTTAAAATCAAAGTTATTTAAATATTCTAACTTAAATTCTAAATTATTTGTATTTGGATTATATATATAATCTGAAATTGTCCACGAGTTTTCTAATTTAATACTTTTATTTTTTAAATCATCATTTGAATATAATGAAGTTATAAGAAATTGATTACCTGATATTGATTGACATACTTCATTATTTAACAATAATTTAGAATTATCTAATATATTAAGATATTCACTTGTATTATATAAATATTTATTATTTTTTTCTATTTTTTTAATTTGTACAGGAACTGTTTCACCTATATTAATATAATGATTAATTTTAGTTACATTTATAAACTCGTTTAATATAACATAAAAATTTGTTTCATCATTTATTTGAATTTCTAATGGTATAATTTCTTGATTATTTAATACATTTAACATAAAATTAGTTGGAATGATATTTAATTTATTATTTACATACATATTATAATATTTAAATGGTTCTGCTAAATTAAGTTGAATAATTTTTAATCCAGAATTAACTGCACTATTTATATTTATAAGATTAATAATTTTAATATTTTCATCTAATAAAACTTCTCTTTCAATATGATAACCATTTGAAATATCGTATAATAAAATTAAATATGATTCATTAAATTTAATAAAAGTTTGATTTTCTATATAATTAAAATTATTTTGAAAAAATTCTAATTTATTACCAATTTGATTTTTTATACCTATATTATATTTAAATTCAATAACTTGATTAGCTTGTAATGTAACAGGTGATATAAAATTAAAATTATAATTAGAATTAGGATTAGATTTATATAATAATAGTGACTTATCAGAATAATCAAATGTATCAACAATATCAAAATTAAAATTAATATTATTAGATATATCAAATTGTACATAATATAAATTACCCAAGTTAATACTAGTTGTATTATATGTTGATATACCTTCTAATGAAAAATTAGTATTTGGATTATAATCAGAATCTAAATAAAATTGAATTAAATTAGACCATGAATTATAATCAATTAATTGTTCTATATTTTGGTTATAAAAATTTATTTTATATATTTTATCAGGTAATATAGTATCAGTTGATAAATTAATTTCATATGGATATTTTCTTTCTGAAATAATATCATAATCATTTGTGTATGTTTTATACATTCTACTTACACTATATATATATGATTCACCAAGAGTCGTAGTCTCTAATAATTTAAAATCACTAGTAAAATTTAATATTCTATCTGTATTTTTTGTAGTAATATTATTTTGAATTGTTAATATTTTATTAAAATTTTGATTTATTTCTTTATGAATTTGTGAATAATTAATCCAAATATTATTAATAAATAATTTAGTAACATTTAAGTAAGGTTGATAATTATCATCAATATAATTAATATCATTAATTACTTTAATAAATGAATTACTAACAGTTACTAATTTATATAATAAATCATTAATTTCAATACCATAATAACTACTGTTTTGTGTGTTTTCAATACCATAATAACTACTAATGTTTTGGTTGTTTATTAAATTTGCTATTTCGTTATTAATTAAAGAATTATTTCTTTCAATTCTAGTTTTTGATACTAAATTATATTGATTATTTAAAACATATTGTCTTTTTTTAATATTAGTTGTATTATTTTCGTTAGTAAATACTAAACAAAAACCGTTAAATTTTACATTATTAAAATTAAAATCAATAAGAAATTGATTAATTTGTGTTACAGGGTCTAACCAAAATGAATAATCATTTAACCAAGTATCTAAATGTAATATCAATTTATTAAAAATATTATTTTGTATTATGAGTTTTTCATATTCTCCATCGTTAGTATTTATAAAAGTTAATAACTCTGTTAAATATGAATATTCTTCATTTGTCCAATACATTTCTTCATTATTAGTATTACTATAAATAATCGCTCCTTTCTTTAATAAACTATTAAAATTAAATGATAAAATAGACCAATAATTCCAAGTTTTTAAATCAGAAAAAATCATATATGGTTTAATGTTAGAATCAATTTTAATTTTACTAATTATTTCAGGAATAGTTTTTGATAATTTTAATTTATTAAAATAATTTATATTAGTCTGTTTATACATAAATAATTGTGTTTTTAAATTTTGTATAGCAGTATTAGTAAAAATATAAGATTTATTTTCAAATACATATGTTTCTATAATTTGTAAGCTAGGGCTTTCTATATAATATGTATATGATGTATCTAAAATAAGAGGACTGTTATTTAATGAATAAATAGAATATTTATAAGTTTCGCCAACTATTTCTAAATTTAAAATAACAGGAATTATTATTTTTTCATCATAAATATTATTAATACTTAAAATATCTAATATAGTATCATCATTATGATTATTATATGTTATATTCCATGATTTTTCTTTCAAGTCAAATGAATCTATCCAATTTTTTTGTTTAACATAAAATTTATTTATATTATTACCTAAATATATTGAACTAGTTAAATAGAATTTATTATTTTCATTAACTAATAAATATGATTGATTACTTTTTTCTTCTAAATAGATTGGTATTTTGAAGAACACATTTCCGGATTCTATTTCTATTTTAAAAAGATTATTATTATATATTGGAGTTCCTATTGTTTTTACAGAATATTCATACCATAATTCAATTTCATTAGTATTAATATCTAATAATTCTAATTCTTTATAAAATAAAAATGGTAAAAAATAAAAGAACCCAAAATTCCAGTTAATATTAATTGGATAAATTTTATCAAAATAAAAATCAGAACTAGTATTTAAAATTGTTGTTAAAAACTTAATTTTTTTAGGATATATAATTTTTACAACATGTATAAATCGTTCATTATTATATACTTCTAAAACTAGATGATAAGAGTCAATTTCAATATGATAATCACTATATGGTATATAATTTTGTGAGAAATTTAAATAATTTTGATTAAATGTATCATATGAATTAATTAATTGGTCATTAATAATATTATATGATTGATAATCGGCTAAATTATCAGCCGAAATATTAGGCATTATTAAATTGTCTAATTGTAATACTGAATAATAATTATATTTATATAAACATAATGGTGTAAAAATAACTGATACAACTCCAACTAATTCAGTTGGATTAATTAATTCAATAATAGATGTAGTATCTCTATATTTTATACTTTTAATATAATTAATAGTACTATTAATTTTAATAGGTTGATTCCAAAAAACATAGTTATTTAAAACAACTGCATTATCTAAATCAATTGTTGTTGAATTAAGTATAATACTATTGATTTTTATTACATTATTAGTATATGGTACATCAGATGCTTTGACTTCTATTTCATTTGAAAAATAGTATTTATTATTATTAAATTTATATATTCTTGCTAATAATTTTATATTATTATAATTTTGGATTTGATTATTAATTATAATATAATATTGATTATCTAATTCTACATATGTATTATCTTTTATAATAGTGTTAGTAATATAAGATTGATTATTAATCTCTAACCAAATATTTTCAAATGGTTGATATGGATAATAAAAATTATATATACCATCTTGTAATTGTATTAAATTATTAGTAGAAAAAAAGAATATTTGATGGTCTTTAATATATTTTATTTTATAAATAGTATCATTATAAATAAGATTATCTAAAACATTAAGAACATCAAATCTATCCCAATAATAAAATTTAGAATTTGAAACAATAATATTTAATATAATACCTTTTTTATTAAAACTAAAAATATCAGAATAATTAATATTATCTTGTTTAATTTTTAGTTCATTATTATATATATAATAATCACCAAATGATAATAATGAAGAATCTAAATTAAATATAAATGGTTCTGGTTCTAATTTAGGAATTTTAAATGTTTCAGTATTATCTAAATTACCAATAGAATAATAACCATTAATATTAGTTGAAATAGTTGTATTATCTGATAATAATTTTAAATCATAGTACTTAGTCTTTGCATCTAATCCTAAAACAATAAATAAATTATTTTGTATTAATATAATTTCATTAATATCTAAATCAGTATAATCATATTTTACTATTTTATTATTATATAAGACAATATTGTTATAATTATAATTTAATGAAGTTAATGAATAATAAATATTAATAGATTTTGTAGTATCTAATCCACCATCAATAAATAAACTATTATTTAATATAACAATATTATTTATTAAATAGAATTTATCATAATTGATAATTAATAAATATGATACATTATTTATTATTTCACTCATTTTTGTAGTTAAATATATATAATTAGAATCAAAACTAATAATATCTGATTGTTTTACTAATTCTAATTTTGGTGTAATTTTTTTTGCTTTAGGATTATTATTGATTTTAATATCTAATAATTGTGAATCTTTATAAATATTAGAAATATAATATTGAGAGCCAACAATTCTATCTAAATAATTATAAAATATATTTGATATTTGAAGATTATAATTATTTAATGTTATAATATTAGGTAATGAACCTAAATAATTAATATTTGAATTTATTAAAAATAAACTTTTATTAGTTTCATTGATATAAATTGGTTCACTTATATTAGAACTAGTATAGTTAATTGTTTTATTAGTAATTAATAACCAAAAATAAACTGGATATTTTGAATTTACTAATAATTTAAATAAATAATACTTGTCATAAACCATTCCAGTTGTACTATTTAAACTTATTGATGTTAATAAGTTTTCATTTGTTGAAAATATACTTAATGAAGGTGTTAATGTTTCAATACTAGTTATAGGTAAACTAAATACAATTTCTAAATTAACAAAGGCGTCATTAATTTCAGGAATATTATTTAAAATAATTAATGAATCAGTCACCAATGTATTATTTTTTTCATATTGAAAATTAAAAATAGGATATTCAGAATCAATTTTATTTTTTAGTATAATAGGTCTAATAAAATTATCAAAACATAATTCAAGTTTAAATTCATCAGATTGTGATATTTTAATTGATGAAATATCATATGAATAAATATTTAAATTTGAATTATAAATTAAAGATTCTATTTTATATTCTGGTTTTAATTCATTAATTTGTCCATATATTTTATTTTCTAATAAATTATCTTTTAAACTAATATGTTTATGGTCTTGTACTAATGGTAAAATAGAATCAAAATATTTATTATCTAATAAGTATATTTCAGTAAAATCACCTAAAATATAATAATTTATATTATTAGTATCATTTATTATATTAATAGAATTAGGTGACTCAATATAAATATATCTATCTAATATTTTATAATATGAATATCCAATTAAATCATCAGTTGAATTAAATATAATATTAATTTTATTTGAAACTTTAGTAATAGATCCAGATATAGAAATATTTATAAAATTAGGTTTTTTATTATCTAATAAAAATAAGTCATAATTATTACTACTTAATGTATTTAATATAGTCAAATCATCAATAATATATTTATCTAATTTTATTAAAATATTATCAAATAATGTAATATTTTCAAAAGAACTAAAATTAAATGGTTGTAATTTAGTAACTGTATAATTTTTAAGATTGACAGTAACAATATCTAATACTGAATCAATATAAATAAAATTAAATATGCTAATACGCTTAATAATAGGTTCAATTGTATTATTAACAATAAAATTATTAGTAATGTTCACAATTGAATTATAATAATTAAATTCAAAATATTCAATTATTTCTATTTTATTTAAATTAATATAAGTAAAGTTATCTGTTGAATTAAAATTACTATTAAATAAATCATTTATATTATTAATATTAATAAAACCAACTAAATAATTTATATTTTCTATATCTAATTTAGTTTTTGAT